TACTCGCTCACTACCAAGCAGTGGCAACGCTTTTCAGCCCGCGCGCCTGTTGACAATTGTTGACATAAAATCGGAGTTTTCGGAGTCGCTTAAAAAAGCGCTGAACAGTGGCCTGGCCTAGGCAGCCAGCAGGCGCCAGCCGCCAGCGCACGGGGCAACACCCAGCCTACCTACCCTGCCCCAACTACCGGGCCCACGCAACAAAACGCAACACCCCTACGCGCGGGCGCCTGCACGCCCGCGAGGCAAAGCCTGCTTACGGCTGCTAGTCAGGTAGCTGCACACGGGGGGCTCACCTTCCTCTTTCTGCCACCCCCACGCTCTCGCCACGCCCATCATGAATACTCGCTACCACCCGGCCCAAATTCAGTTTCTCAAGGCCCACTACCAGCACCTGAGCAATGCCGAGCTAGCGGCCCGCCTCGGCATCGACACCCCCCGCAAGGTGCTCGACCTGGCCCGCCGCCTGGGCCTGAAATGGCGGGCCGAGAACGGGGCCCCGCAGTGGCGCCACCCGCCCCGCGGCCGGGCCCGTCACCGGGGGCGCCCCCCCCCCCCGGCGCCCCGGGCGCACGAAGCCGCGCGCGCCGCTTCTCTGCCTATGCCCCGCCGGAATCAGCTCTACAGCATGCGCCAGGTCGCCTACCTGCGTCAGCACTACGCCGACTTACCCCCCACGCACTTTGCTGAGCAGTGGGGCGTGACTGTACCCCGCATCTATGCGCTGGCCCGGCGCCACGGCATCAAACGCCGCGCCCCCAACGGGGAGCGGGTCTGGCGCTAACCTACCGCCGGGCTTAGGCGACAGCACGCAACGCCCCACGCGCGGGCAGCTTGCCACGCCCTATACGCTGGCCAGCTACTTTTTTTAGGCTAAACAGGCCGTCAAACTCCACATACCACATTGCGAGGCAGCCCCCGGTTTCAACTTGGGGGTTGATGACGACACTAGCTACTCGCGAAGCGCAGGCAATGGCCTGCTTAGAAGCTGCCGACCACCACCGCGCGCCCCTGCTGGCGCTGGCTCGCAAGCTCACGGGCTGCCCCGAGGAGGGCATGAACCTCTACCAGCAGACGCTGCTCAACTGCCATGACGCGATTCAGCGCAACGGCTTTACCGGCGAGCACTACAGTGCCTACTTGTTCAGTAGCCTGCGCCGCCTGCACTGGCGCCAAGCCCAGCACGCCCAGCGCGAGGTAAGCCACGACTTTCAGCAGGCCGAGGCCGGCTCCGCAGGGCGCGATGATGAGGCAAGCGCCCCGTGGGCCGCGCAGGTGCGCCGGCAGCAGGCGGCCGCCTCCCTGGAACTGCCCGCAGCCGCAGCCGTCGACGGGCTGGCGGCGCTGGCGGCCTCGGTGCAGACCGAGTTGCGCGCCAGCTTCGGCCTGTTCGACCGCGTAGCCCTGCACCTGCACGCCGAGGGCTACTCCTTTCAGGACATCGCCGAGATGGTGGGCGTGGAAAGCCGCTTCTACATCCGCCGCCGCCTCGACTCCGTGCGCCACACGCTGAGCAAGAAGTTCGCCCGCGCCTGGCGCGCCCTGCACGATGCCGAGTAGTATGCCCCGCCCCTACCTCCATCACTCAGCCGCCACCGTGCGCTACCTGCGCCGCGAATACGGTCGCCAGACCATGCCCCAAATCGCCACCGAGCTCGGCCTGCCCCTGCGCAAGCTGCAAGAGCTTGCCCGCCGCCAGGGCATCAAAAAACAGTGGGTGCGCGCCTGAACCCGCTGCGCCATTTTCCATACCTGCTTTCCCGATTTTCCAACGTCTCCGCCGCTATGCGTCCCATGTCCTTACTGCTGGCCGGCCAGCCCGCCGACCTCCCGCCCCTCGTCAAAGGCCTCGTGCGACTCACGCAGGCCAGCGCCTCCCTCGCCGACGTCACGGCGCGGGTAGGCGAGTATTCTTTTCAACTCACACTGCCCAGCACCCGCGCCAACGACCGCATCTTCGGCGTGAACAAGCTCCACCCGCAGGGGCTCAATAAGTTCGGCTTCTACACTGACTACTCCTACGAGTTGCAGGTGGGCGGGCAGGTATTCGCGGGCACGTTCCGGCTCTCCAGCCTCAAAAACGGCTACACCGGCACCCTCATCGGCGACGGGCTGAGCTGGGCGCTGCTGCTGGGCGATACCAAGCTAACCGACCTGCAATTTGCGCCGGTAGACTACGACGGTAGCCAGCTAGAAAGCATTCTGGCGCTGGATTGTGACGCCACCGACCTGCAATTTCCGTTGGTGGCCTACGGCAATTTCTTCGCCCCGCCCGAAACGCGCACCCTGCCCGATGGCACCACCGAGGAAGTGCCCGCCCCGCCCTCGGCCGTGCTCACCTACCCGCTGGCCGTGGACGATTACCCGCCTAGCGTCTATTACGTCAACGTTCTGCGGCAGATTTTCGCCTCCATCGGCTGGCAGCTACGCGGGCGCGAGCTTGATTCGGACTTCTGGCGCGCGGTGGTGGTGAGCACCGCGGGCGCCGACCTCGGCGCGGCCTGGAATTGGGGCCGGTTGTTGCAGGCGCGCGCCACGGGCGCGGGCGGGCAGTCGTTCAGCTACTACCAGTCGGGTCCGGCGCCGAGCTACACCAACAACGCGGCCGGCTTCTACACCCTGCCCGGCGATGGGCCCGAGCTCAGTGGGGATATTTTCTTTCTGCCGGTGCCCCTGCGCGTGCCCGTACTGCGGCCTACCCGCGCCCTGGACATGGAAACGGCCACCTACACCGCGCCCAAGGCCGGGCTGTACGATTTTAGTTGGGAGGCTGACCTAGTGGGCGGCCACAACTACTTCGGCGGGCCCAACATCGACAGCCACGACTTCTTTGTGAAGGAGTTGCTGCGGCCCGTGGGCCTGGGCCTCGTGGTGCGCCGGGGCGGGGCGGGCTTCGAGGAGGCCGAGGGTGGCCTGCTGCGCGGCGACCCCAACACGGGACCCCTTGACTATGCCGCTGGCCAGGACCGCGTGCGCACGCCCTACCGCCTGGATGCGCCCGGCGGCGACATTGGCGCGCTCGTGCTCGGCAACTACGGCGACCAGGTGAGTGGCCTCTACCTGGAGGCCGGCGACTCGGTGACGCTGGGTGTATTCGCCCGCCGCTGTGTGTTCGACGGTACGAACAACCTGCTGGCCTTCCGCTCGCAGGGCGTGTACGCGTTTGGGGCCACCTCGCTGGCCTGCATCCGCTACGCCGATAATGAGGGGGTGAGCAAACTGCAGCTACAGCCGGCCGCGTTTCTGCCCCCGCTCAGTTGCCGCGAGGTAGTACAAGATGCCCTGCGAAGGAGTGACAGCTTTTTGGTGGCCGATGCTGGCCGGTGCTTGGCCACGCTCTATACCCGCGACGAATTAAGCCAGGCCGCCGGCCCGCAGCTCGACCTCTCGGAGTGGGTGGATAGGCGCGCCGTGGAGTACCTGCCCGCCGCGGGCGCTGGGGCGGGCAGCTACATCTTCAGCCCCGCCACGCTTACCGATGACCCGTTCGTGCTTGAGGGTGCGGACGTGGTAACGGCCACCTTCGGGCCAGCCGTGAGCAGTAAGGCCGTGAGCAGCCCGTTTGCCGTGGTCGGCTTTCGCACCTACTACACCCACAACCGCCCCGTGGGCCTGCCCTGCCTGAGCACCAAAGATGTGCTCAAGCAAAATTGTAGCGAAACGCAGTGGGATGTATCGGCCCAGGTGCCACGCCTGCTACGCTACCTCGGCCCTTCGACCGATGCGCCCATTCCCTTCGGGCAGGGGTGGCTGCCGGTGGGACAAAGTGAGTGGACGGGGCCACTGGCCTGGGACGGGGCAGGTGGGGCCTTGGCCTGCTACTACCAACTGGCCCTTAAGCGCGCGGGGCAAGGCCATGTCGCGAAGGTAGCCTGCCCCCTGTCCCCGGCGCGCTACCAACAGCTAGCGCCAGGGCGCAAAGTGGTACTGCATGGCACGCCCTACGTGACTGCCGCCGTGGAAAATTTCGACCCGGCCGACGAGAGCGCCCTGGCCACTATCACCCTTGAACGAGAAGTTCTTTAACCTTACCCAACCCATGCACAAACTCAAGATTAGCGCCTCCGATGGAGAGGTGCTCACCGGGCAGCTGCCCGAAAGCTGGGCCGAGGTGCCCTTGCAGGCCTACGTAGGTCTAGCCCTGGCTGCCCAGCCCGTGCCCGCCGGCATCGTGCCCACGGTGCACCCCTTCGCCAACTCCGCCGGCTGCCAGGCCCTGGCTACGCTACTAGGCCTGCCCACGGCCGAGCCCTTCCTGGCCGACATCAGCCTGCTGCTGCCCATTTACGAGGCCACCCCCTGGCTCTTCGACGGGCCGCTACCCGCCGGGCAGCCTGCCCCCGGCTTCACCCACCTAGGCCAGGCCTACGCCTACGTGGGCGGCGACTTCGACACGCTCACCGCCGGGCAGTGGGAGGCGCTCACTTCGTTTCTGCAAGAGAGCGAGGGCCAGCCACTGCGCGTGGCGCCCCAACTGCTGGCTGTGCTCTACACCCCGGCCGGCCAAAAGCAGAGCGCGGTTACGGTGCGCGACGCCGCCCTGGCGTTTGCCACCCTGCCCCTGAGCCTGGCCTGGCCCGCCATCCAGTCTTTTTTGCTGCGTGCGCTACCCTTGGCCCTAGCTACCCAGAGCTATTTGGCCGCTCGGCCCCTAGTCGAGCAGGTGGTGCACGCGCTGGAGCAGGGCCTGGCCACTTCACCGACTTCGGGCCCACGGGGCTTCTACTGGAGTACGGGGCGGTGGCTGGCCAAACGCTGGCTCAAGCTCGCGCGGAAGCAGCTGGCGACGTTTTTACCGCCCTCTGCTACCACCGCCGTAGCGCCGAACTCGCCCAGCAACCTACCCGCTAAGGCCCGATGAGCACGACCACGAAAGTCTACCAGATTCAGATAGATTTAGGCCAAAGCCAGCAGCAGCTCGACACGGCTACCAAGGCACTGGCCGAGCTGAAGAACCGCGCGGCGGCGGCTAACACCGAGGCCAAGGAAGCCAAGCAGGTCTACGACGAGAACAGCCAGGCCCTGCGCGCGCTCACGGCTGAGCAGAAGCAGCTCGTGCAGGCCCAGAAGTCGGCCCCGGCCGGCGAGGCGGCGCTGCTGGCTACGGCCGCCCTCAACAAGAATGTAACCGCCCAGCAGCGGCTTAATTCTATCGTGCAGGAAAGCCGCATCGACTACCAGGCCGCCAAGCAGGCGGCCGAGGCGGCGGGCGCCGCTGTGGGCCAGCAGGCCACCACCGTGAAGGAGCTCACCGCCAGCGTCAAGCAGTACCAGGGCGCCGCCCAGGCCGCGGCCAAGGAGTTCGCCCCTGGCACGTTCGGCGCCATCGGCCAGGAAGTGGAGGCCCTGAAAGCCGAGTTGCAGCACCTCACCGAGGGCTCGGTGGAGGCCGCGGCCAAGATTCAGCAGATTGGCGAGCAGGAGAGCAAGCTGCGCGGGCTGGCCCAGGCCCTGCAAGCCACCAACCCCGAGGCGCAGGCCAAGGCCTTCGGCATCCTCACCGGTGCGCTCACCGGCACCGTGGGCGTGGCCACCACCCTGGGGCAGGTATTCGGCCTGAGTTCAACCACAGCCCAGGAGTACACCCAGCGCATGCAGCAGCTCACGGGCGTACTGGCCTCGGTGGACAGTGTCAACAAGCTGCTCAACGGCGAGAACCAAAGCCTGGTTAAATCCATCGTGGCTAGCGGCAAGGCCTGGCTCACGGCGGCCGAGGGCGCCAGCACCGGCTCGAAAATCACGCGCGCGGCTCTTATCTCCACGGGCATCGGCGCGGTGGTGGCCTTGGTCGGGACGCTCATTGCCCTGTGGGCACAATTCGGCGACACGGTGGGCAGCTCCGAGAGCACGTTTACCAAGTTCAAGGCCGGGGTGGTCGGCGGCTTCGACGCTATGATTACCGGAGGTAAGGATTTGCTCAAAGTCCTGTTCGACCTGGCCACCTTCGACTTTGCGGGCGCGGCGGCCACGGCTAGCCAGGCCGGCAAGGACGTGGCCAGTGCCTACCGCCAGGGCGCGGCCGAGGTGGTGGCTGATGCCCACCGCAAGGAGTTGCAGGCCCAGATTGACCAAAACGAGCGCCTACTGAAAATCAATCAGGCGGGCGGCTACAACACTGTGGCCCAGCAGCGCCAGTTGTTGGAGCAGAAGATTGCCGTGCTCAAGCAGGGCTCGGAGGAGGAGAAAAAGGCCTACGGCGACGCCGTAGCCGACCTGGCGGCCTTCAACAAGGCCCAGAAAAAGAAGGCCAAGGAGGATGCCGAGGCCGAAACCCTGGCCCGCCTCAACGGTATTCTAGGGCTTGAGCAGGCCGCCGGCCAGCAGTCGTATCAAGCCCAGCTGGAGGTAGAAAAGCAGAAGCTGCGTACCCTGCAAGCGGCGGCCCAGCCCGAAAAGGCGGCGATTGAAGCCCAACAGAGCGTGATTGCCGCTCTCAAAATTGCCCGCCAGAAGGAAGTAAACGACAATTTGTTTGCTGCCGAACAGGCTGCCCTGGATGGGCGCATTGCCTTGGAGCAACAAAAGGGCGAGGATGCGTTTGCACTCCAATTACAACAAGAGGAAAAGCTACTCGCCCACCTACGCGCAGCCGGCACCCAGGATGCGGCCGCCATTCAGCAGCAACTCGACAAGATTGCCTTGCTCAAAGATGCCCACGCGCAGGAGCTCGACCAAAAGCAGCGGCAGGCCGAGTTGCTGGCCAGCCAGAACAAGATTGCCCTGCTCGAAAAGGAGGGCAAGGACACGCTGGAGCTACGCCTGCGCACGGCCGAGCTGCTACTGAGCCTCGACAAGGACAGCTCGACCAAGGAGCGCGCCCAGCGCGAGGCCGATTATCAGGCCCTACTCGTATTGCAGGCCGACTACAACGCGCGGGAAAAGGCGCTGCGTGAGGCCCAGCAGCAACAGGGCAAGGACGTTGAGGAGGCGGGCAAGCAGGCCGAGCGTGATTTTGTGAAGGGCGGCCTCGACTACACCACCCAGGTCTACACCGAGAGCCTGGCCAAGCAACGGCCCGACCTGGGCCTCAAGCTCATCAAGGCTTTTTTTGGCGTCGACTCCACTACGTCGGAGGAAGCTAAGAAGCAAGCCGAGGAGATGAAGCAGGCCTTCACCGATTCGTTCGGCCAGCTCTACCAGGCCGGCCAGCAGGTAGCTGGCGCCTTCTTAGACGCGGCCGTGCAACAGAATCAGCAGGCCCTCACCGATGCGCAGGCCCGTTTACAGGCGGCTACCGAGCAGCTCAGCCAGTTGCAGAGCACTATCAGCAGCGACGAGGGCAAGCTGGCCAGCAGCCAGGGCGCAGCGCGCGAGTACTACCTGGACAAGCTGCAAAAAGAGCGCGCCGAGGTGGGCAAGATTGCCGCCGCTAAGGCCACGGCGGCGCGCGAGGAGAAAGCGCAGCTCGCCGAGCAGCACCGCCTGCAAAAGATTGGCCTGGAGCTTTCGGCCGCCACCACGCTGGCCGCCAACGTGGCCGCCGCCGCCAAAGCGGTGGACGCAGGGGTGACGGCGGTGGCCGGCGCGGCGGCCTTGCCTTTCCCGGCCAACATCCCAGCTATTATCGCCGCTGTGGCGGCCGTGGCAGCGGCCGTGGCCTCGGCTAAGTCCCTGGCCACGTCTGTGAAGTACGAGGCGGGCACCGGGGCGCTGGGTGCCGATGGGGTGCTACGCGGCCCGCGCCACGCGCAGGGCGGCATTCCCTTCACCGTGGCCGGGGTGCCCGGCTTCGAGGCCGAGGGTGGCGAGGCCGTAACCCCGCGGGACGCCAGCGCGCGCAATGCCCCCGTACTGGCGATGCTGCGCACTGAGGGTCGGGCCCGCACCCTGGGGCCAGCGGACTACATGCGCGCGCTAGCCACGAGCGCCTACACGAGTGTGACCAACACGCTGCCCCCGCCAGCCAGCTACCTAGAGGCAGGCGGCATCCTCAACCGGGGCGGGGCGCCTGCTGGGGGCTACGCCTCGGCTGCCGACCTGAGCGCCCTGGCCAGCCAGCAGCAGCAGACGAACGCGCTACTAAATACGGTGGTGGCCCAGCTCAACACAGTGGCCACTAGCACGACTCGTGCGGCCGACCACGCAGCTACCACTGCCGCAACGAATACGCAGATAGCGCGCTTTGGCCCCGCACGGCTGGCCATTGGACACGAAGAGATTCAGCGCATGCAGGTTGAGGCGCAGATGCTAGAACAAGCTCGCAATTTTGCCGACCCCTTTTTTAAAGGGTAGTTTCTCCTAAGACCAACGCCCCGACCTAGCTGGCTGGGGCGTTGTTGCGTCTGGGCGGACTACCAGGTGGCGAGCACGCTGGCCAGTCGACGGCGCAGGGCAACGAGGGCCGGGCGGTCAGCCGTAGAATCAGCCGCCAGCACCTGCTCTAAATCAGGGCCTAGATGCGTATCGGTGGCGCGGCTAAACTGAAACTCGCTTAATTGGAAGCTCAACCCACGAGGGAGCGGCTTAAGGTCTATGATGTAAGCAAGCGTGGCGTGATTCGGTAAGCGGTTATTACCAATTACAGCAGCAATAGGCAGCCCGGCGTAAGTAAGTAATGTCGGACTTACCACCGTGCGGGCACTCTGGGCTACTGCCTGCGGCGTTTCGTCCGTCAGCTTCGCCAGATACCACCGCCGCACGAGCGCCCGCCGCTGGGTCTCGGTTTTGACGCCGGCTGGCCAGGGTAGCGTGCCCTTGAATTCTACCTTGCCCGTGGCCGGATTGCGGGGCCAGGCCTGCGCGTGGGCCGAGGTGAGGGTGAGTAGGCAAAGCAAGGCGGCGAGCAGCACTTTCATTGTGCCAAGCTACGCACTCACTACCAAGTAGGCGGTGAGCTAGCCCGGCAGGCAACACGTCATAGCGTGCCTGCTCTCACAACACAGCTAGCATATACTATATTCGCTCTGCTCGAAATCAAAAGACACTCTATTTCTTTCTGCATGACTAGATTTCTACTCCTACTCCTTTGCCTCCTCCCCTTCTGGAGCCAGGCCCAGACACTTACCGCGGCCGACAGCCTGGCCCAAACCCAAACGGGCGCGACGTACCGCTATGTCAACGCTACGTCCCTGACCCTGCGCGCCCGGCCCGATGCTGCGGCTGCAGCCAGCGCCCTTATCGCCGGCGCCAGCCGCGTGCAGTTCGTGCACGAGCAAGTAGATGGCTGGAGCCAGGTGCGGGTGAACGGCCACACGGGCTACGTGCGCTCCGACTACCTCGTCGAGGAGCAAAGTCAGGTCACGGCTGACGTGGACTGGGCCGGCGTGGAGGCAGCCGGGGGCAGTACATACAGCAGCACGAGCCCGGCGCCCCACCCTACCCCGTCCAGTCATAAGGCTAGCCCCAAGGTTGCGACCGGCCCTAAGGTCTACGTCTGTGGCAACGGTCGCACCGAGGTGTACCACAGCAGCGAGGACTGCTCGGCCATGCGCCGCTGCACCTACCAAACGCTGGTGATGAGCCAACGTGAAGCCCAAGCATCCGGCTTGCGCGGGTGCATGAAGTGCAACTAGCCTAGCTACTCCCCTACTACGCAAAAGCCCCTGACCACACGGCCGGGGGCTTTTTATCTGCACGCTTCGTAGCTGCTTACTCCACCGTCAGGCGCAGGGCCGAGGCGTCGGTGCGCACCACGTACACGCCGCTGGCCAGCGGCTGGGGTAGGGCCAGCGCGGCCGTGCCGCGGGCGTCGGCCACGAAGCTGGCCACGGTGCGGCCCACGGCATCGAGCACCACCACCGCGGCGCCCGGCTGAGCCCCAGTGAGCGTGGCCGCGCTGTGCGTCGGGTTGGGAAACAAGGCCAGCCCGGCGGGGCGAGCCACGGCCACGGTGCGCACCGGCGAGTAGGCGGCCGTGCCGTCGGTATCGACTTGGCGCAGGCGGTAGTACACCAGGTCAGTACCGTAGCGCGAGATGGCCGGGTCCACGAGCTGGTAGTTGTGGGCTAGGGTGCTGGTGCCCGCCCCCGCCACCGTACCAATGCGGCGGAACGTTTTGCCGTCGGCGCTGGCTTCCACCTCGAAGTGGTCGTTGTGCAATTCCGAGGCCGTGCTCCACTTCAGCAGCGCGTCGGCCCCCTGAGCCTGGGCCGTGAAGGCCACCAGCGTGACGGGCAGCGGCGCGGTGGCCGCCCCCACTGTGAGGCGGCCCAGTGCCAGGGCCGTGAACGAGAAGCTGCGCGTGTCGCCGCTCACCGTAGCCGCGCCGGGGTTGCCCACCGCGCCCCAATCGGCCGTGCCCAGCGGGGCGCGCCAGGCTTGCAGCGCCGAGAAGTTGGTGAAGCCGTTGTCGTCGTCGGCCACCCAGCTCAGGGTGATGGGCACGGGGGTGGCCTGGTCGCCGGTGCCCTCCACGGTCCAGATGCGGTCGATGCCCTGGGCCGAAGCCGAGCCCAGGCCCACGGCGTGGCTCAGGTTGTCGGTTTGCAGGCCCGCCGTGCGGGTGATGGTGACCTGGCCCATGTCGGCGGTGCGCTTAAAGCTGATACCGTGGCCGAAGTCGAGCCCGCTGGTGGCGGCGCGAATAATGCGTAGGTTACCCTGCACGTACTGGCCGGGAGCCTCGCCGCTGAGCGTGGCCCCGTCGGGCAGGGTCAGGGTGGCCCCGGGGGCGGTGCGCACTAGGCCGCTTTGCAGGGTCAGGGCCTTGCCCACGGTCAGGTCGGCGGGCAGGGCCAGGGTGTGGTCACTGGCCCCGGTGTTGTTGAGCACGAGCGTGGCCACGGTGGCGGTGCCGGGCGTGAAAGTTTGGTTGCTGGCGCCCACAAAGAGCAGCGTGCCGCTGCTGGTGAGCGTGCCGGCATTGGTCAGGTCGCCGGTTAGGTACAGTATGCCGGCGTTGCTGAGCGTACCGCCGGCGTTGTTCTGCACCGCGCCCGCCACGTAGAGCGTGGTGCCGCTCGTCACCGTGAGGTTAGCCCCGTCGTTGGTGAGCGTGGTCTGGGCGCTGGCGGCCAGGGCGGGCAGCAGCAGGGCCAGAGTAAAGTATTGTTTCATGCAGGAAGGGGGCGAAGAAGGTAAATGCCCCAGCGCGGGTAGTTTGCGCCGGAACATTTAGTAGGGCTAGCGCTGGGCCTGACCGCCGCCAGCCTCCAGCCGCCGCAGCCGGGCCTCGAAGGTTTCCAGCGTGGCCGTGGCCTGGACTTTCACCGTTTGTAGCTCGTTTTTAATAGATTCCGCATTGGCTTTAAGAGTGGCGTTCTCGGCTTTGAGTTCGGCGACCTGGCGGGCCAGCTCCTGGGTGGCGCTCACGTTGAGGGTGGTGAGGGCGTCGTAGTCGACCGAGCGGAAGTCATCGACGTACTTGCCGTACACGAACAGCCCGCTGGCGTAGGCCTGGGCCGAGGCAAAGCGCACTGTGTGGGCGTCGACTACCGTCACGTCCACGTCGAGGCTTTCATTCGTGGGGGTGTAGAAGCGCATCCGCCCGCCCTGGGTCGGCAGCTCGTGGGCCTTGGCTGTGGTCACGGTCAGCTGGCCGGCGGCGTAGCTGAGCTTGGTGGCTTTCTCATACACGTTGGGCAGGGCCTGGGTGGAGCGCGAAACGGCGGTGGGCAGCACCTCTTCCACTTCCTGGGCGATGACTTTCTTGATAACGCCGGGCGCGTTGGCGTGCTGGTCGATATAGGCGTAGTCGGTGATGCGCAACTTATTGAGCAGGGCCAGGTCGGCCGCGCGGTCGGAGAGGCCGAGCACGCGCTTGATGCGCCGGTCGGAGGTCGTGTTCAGCGCGCCGGCCACGATAGTGCTGTTGACCCACACCTGCCCGCCGTCGAAGTAGGCCGCCGTAGCGCGGGCCGTGGTGCCGCCGGGCGGCTGGGGGCCAATCAGGGGGGAGCCTCCATAGAAGTAGGACGTGTTGCCGCCGGTGGGCGTGGCCTGGGCGCTGCCGCTCACATGCAGCTTGGCGATGGGCGAGGTGGTGCCGATGCCCACGTTGCCGCCATCCTGCACAAACAGCCGCCCGCTGGCCACGTCGCTCTCGCTCAGGTTCAGGCCACCGTTGGTCAGGCTCCAGTTGTATTTCTCAGTGGTGCTGTTGCGCAGGGCCAGGCTGCCACCTACCGAGCTGTTGCCGCTCACATTGGCATTGCCGTTCACGTCGAGCTTCTGGCCAGGGGTGGTGCCCAGGCCCAGGTTACCGTTGCCGTCGAAGCGGGCCCACTCGGTGGCGTTGTTGCTGCCATCAGACTTGCCGAAGTAGATGCCGCCCGGCCCGCCGCCCTGCTGGTTGAGCAGCCAGGTCTCACCCTGACCGCCGGTACGGTTCCACTGCAGGTAGGCGCCCTGCTGGCTGATGGCGCTGGTACTGCGGGCCAGGATGCCCCCGTTCACATCCAAGGTCTGGGTGGGGCTAGCCACACCGATGCCCACCTGGCCGGTACCCTGCACGCGCAGCAGGCTGGTGCCGGCCGTGCCCGCACTGCCGCCCTGGCTCACGTCGAGGGCGGCGGCGGCCGGGCTGGTGATTTTCACGGCCAGGCCTGGGCCACTGACCGTGTTGTTGGCGTTGTAGAACAAGCCGGCGTAGCCCGCGCTGCTGGTGTTGACCCAGCCTAGGCCCTGCTGGCTGATGCCGTTGCCATCGGTAGCGATGACGTTGCCGGCCGTGTTGGCCAGCTGGCCGGCGGGGCTGCTGGTGCCGATGCCCACGTTGCCGTTGTTGTAGTAATAATTGGTGCCGTTCACGCTCCACGTGCCGGGCACGTTGATGAAATTAACCCCGCTGATGGCCGGCGCGGTATAAGCCGGGCCGGGCGTGATGGTCAGATAACCATTACCATTCTTGTAGCCGGCAGTCATCGTAATGCCACTACCGCCACTAGGGGTTACCCACGACGAGCCGCCGCCGCCACCGCCGCCTGCGTAGCCGCCATATGCGCCTGCGCCCCCCCCGTAGTAGCCGCCGCCCCCGCCGCCGCCGGTAGCGGTTTGATTGCCACCCTGGCCCAGCTTGCCCATGTTTGAGTTAACACTATTGCTGCCCCCGGCTGTTTGCGTGGCCCCCCCGCCTGCGGTCGCGGCATTATTCGTGCCGTTGCCGCCATTGGGGGCGCCCCCCGCGCCGCCCTGTGAGCCGATGCCCAGGTAGCCGCCGCCGCCGCCGCCGCCAGCCACTAGCAGCCGGTCGCCGAGTTGCGCGCTCCCACTGCGCAGGTCGGTAGCCCCGCCGCCCGAGCCCCCATTACCAGACAACCCGCCCCCGTTGTAACCGCCTGGCGCTTGGCCGTTGAAGGTATCGTTATACGTTCCACCCCCGCCCACGTAGACAGTGAGCACCTGGCCGGGCGTCACCGGCAGCATGGCCTGCACGCGGGCCCCCGCCCCCCCTACATTAGGAGAGCTGCCGATGGTGCCACTGCCGCCGCTGGCGCCGGCCGCATCCACTTGCAAGCTATAAACATTAGCCGGCACAGTATACGTCTGGGGGGCACCCGTGTAGGCAAAAGACACGGCCGGGCCTTGATAAGGTTGCTGCGTGGCGCTCAGCGCCTCGTCCCATTTGCTACCGTTCCAGGTGTTGAGGTGGTTGGTGGTGGTATTGTACACCGTCAGGCCCGTGGCGGGGCTGGCAATGGCATCGCGCTGCGCCTGGGTCATGCGCGGGGGCAGCAGGCCCTTGCCAGTGCTCGTGATATCGAGCACGGCCGAGGCGTCGGGGGCCGTGGTGCCGATGCCCACGGCGCCCGTCTGGGCCTGAGCAAAGCGAGGGGCAGCTGCTAGTAAAAGCAGGGCCACCAGCGGGGCACGGAAGTAGCGTTGAATCATGAAGCCGAAACAGAAGAATAAGTAGAAGTAGTAGGACAGTAGCTTATGCGCAAGCTAAACACGAGGTTAAAGGCAAGTCGAAGAATAGCCCAGCCTCGTGCGGCCGCGCCGGTGCCGAGGGCTGACCTCAGGCTTAGGCGCGGCTGCCAGCGCCAGGCGCTGTTGCCGAGGAGCTCGGGGGCTAGGGCGGCAGCCAACCGCCTCAACTGGCTGCAATCTTTCGCTCGCTGCCCTACTTTTTCCTAAAATGGAGTGTAGACAAAGTGTAGACACCTTCTGTATAATACTGATTACTAGAGGGTTTATTTTTACCTTTGGGACATGCAGAGCGTGTGAAGTGGATAGGTGGCTTTAGGTATAGATGGACACGAAAAAGCCCCCGACCACACGGCCGGGGGCTTCTTACTTCTGTGCTTCGTGTCTGCTTACTTCACCATCAACCTTAGCGCCTGAGCCCCAGTGCGCACGACATATACGCCGCTGGCCACGCCCGCCGGCAGCGTCAGGTGCGCCGTGCCCGCGGCATCCGCGGTAGCCGTGGTGATTACGCGGCCTAGCGCGTCGAGCACCTGCACGTGCGCGCCGGCGCTGGCACCCACGAGGGTCGTAGCGCTGCCGGCAATGGGGTTCGGGAACAGGGCTAGCCCACCAGCAGCGGGCGCCAGCGTCACAGCCTGCACGGGCGAGTAGGCGCTGCTGCCGTCGTGGTCCACGCTCCGCAAGCGGTAGTAGAGCTGGGTAGCGCCGGTTGCTTGAGCCTGGGCATCGAGGGCGGCATACGTGCGAGGCGTGCTGCTGCTGCCCGCAGCGGGCACGGTTTGCAGCGGGCTAAACGTGCGCCCGTCGAGCGAGCGCTCCACCACGAAGTGGTCGCTGTTGACCTCGCTAGCCGTGGTCCAAGCTAGCTGCACGCCGCGGCCTGCGGCCTGGGCCGTGAACTGGGTCAGCGTAACGGGCAGGGGGCCGGCGTCGGCCGTGAGCGGGAAGGCGGTGGCCACGCCGAGCGCATCAATGGTAAGCGTAGGCGAGCCCGAGCCTTGCCGTAGCGCAATTGTGCCAATATCAGTTGGCGTCGAGCCAGCCGATTCTGGCGCACTGGCATCGGGCATGGCCGTGAGGCGGTACGTCGTGCCGCTGGTGGCCGGGTTCACAAACAAATCGGTCTCGTTGCCCGTCTCGTCGAAACTGTACTTGAGCAGCAGCAGGTAGGTCGTGTTGAAGGCGTAGGCCGTCGGGGCGTACACGGCGGCCCCGCTGCCGGCTACTCCAAACTGGAGCGTGGACCCTACCTTCTTGGCGAAAACCCGCCCCCGGAAGTTAGTGCTGAGCACCGTGGGGCCCAGGTGTAGGAAGTAGTCGCCACTGGTCGAGGCATCCGCCACGTTCACCAAAAACGAGACGTAGACGGCCGTGCGCGCATAGACCGTCGGGAACTGCCGGTTCACGTCCTCCCCGCTGCCGGTGAAGGCGGTCGAGTTGCCCGCACCCGCGCTATAGCCCGGGTAGGTCAGGTTGCCGCTGGTGACAGTGAACGCCTTCGTGCCCGCGCCGCTGTGCGCAGCCCAATTGTTGGCCGTCAGCGCCGTGCCGGCAGCATAGATAAAGTTCTCGCGCAGCAGCAAGGTCGGGGGTAAGGCTGGCGTAGTCAGCGAGAGCACGCCCGGGTCGCTGGTGCGGTAGTTCTCAGCGAAGGGCGTGTTGTTGTCGTTGTAGTCGTAGACCGCAAACGAGTACGGGGTATTGGGACGCAGGCCGAAGATGGTGGCTGTGTCGCCGGCGGCGGCAAAGACGACGTAGTTATCGGCATCGGCGCCGAGCACGCTGCCCTGCCCAAACGTCGAACTAGCCGTGTAGGTCGTCGCATCGGTGGGGTCTTGGTTGACTAGGCCGTTCAGGTGTGCTAGCACCAGGTGCTTGGCTCCCGTGCCGCCCGTGAAGGTGAGCAGTACGCGGGTGGGGCGCACGCTGCTCGCCGTAATGGTCGAGGAGGCTGTTGGCTCGTCGGCCAGGGGCACGGCCACGGTGGTGAAGCTAAGCTGTTCGCCGTAAGTCGTGCCCTGGGCGTTGGTGGCATAGGCGCGCACGTAGTACAGCACGCCCGGGCGCAGGCCCGTGAGCGAGCTGGTAAAAGTGCCCAGCCCGCTACCGTCGGTGGTGTGGGGGCCCGCTACCGTGGGCTCGGGGTCGATGCCGTAGGCTACCCCGTAGGCCGTGACCAACGCGCCGCCGTCATCCAGCGAGCTACCGCCCGCGGTGGCCGTAGTGGTAGTGATACTGGATGGCGTAGCCGTGGTTACGGTGGCCGGGTAGGTAGCCGTGGTGCCGGTGCCGGTAACGGCTACGTCCTGCTCGGCCAGGCCGGGGCTGGCGATGGCGATTTTATCGCTGTAGGCCTGCGCCAACTGCGGGGCAAAACGCACGTCAAGTTGCGTAGGGGCCAGGTTGCCCGCGCCGTCGGGCGTGAGCACCAGGGCGCAGCAGGCGAAGGGCGTTTGCCCGATGCGAATCTCAAAGCCGGGGGCGGGGGTAATGGTGACGTTGCCCGTTACCCCGGTCCCGCTGACGGTAAAGGATTTAGCTGGCGACGTGCTGCCCACGGCCACCGTTCCGAAGTCCGGCAGAGACATCACGGAGGCCGTGAGCGCCGGCGGGGCATCGGTGACGATTACCTGCACGGGGGTGCTCGTGCCCACGACGCTGCCGCAGGTGCTGGTGGCCTGGGCCACGACGTAGTAGGTACCGGCGGCAGGAAAATCGCTGCCCTTGGGCTGGTACGTGGCGCTCGTGCTCGGCAGGGCCGCCGAGAAGGGGCCGGTAGCCGAGGTGCCGTAGAGCCAGGCAACTGAGGACGCAACAGCTGGGCTAGCCGTTAGCAGTTTGCCTTGGGCATTGGTCGCAAAGCTCTGCCCGTCAGCCGGGCTAACGGTCACCGAGTTGGTGGCCGGGGCCAGGGTGATGGTTAGGTTGCTGCCGTTGTTGCTGCCGAGGGTGGTGCCGTTGAGCACCCGAATCCGGTAAGCAGTGCCGCTGGCTGTGCCGGCCGGAATAACAGCCGAAATGGGCGATGTGGTGGCCGAGCCGATGAGGTTGCTGGTGGCATCGGCAAAAGTGCCGCTCGCGTCCGACAGCTGTGCCTGAAAGGAGCCGGTAAACGTGCCCGTGTTCGTAAAGCTTACATCGAACGCACTGCTACCCGTACTACTGGTGATGCACCAAGGGCTGGCGTAAGTGCTGGCTGTGGTAGTAATCGTGGATGTGGTGGGAGGAGGCGCCGTCGTACCGGTAGTGGCCGTCACCTGCACGTTATCCAAGCTGATTTTAGGGCGGTTGCCCGACGTGCCAGCAGTACCAGACGTCAGCAGTAGAAAACGGATTTTAGCGCCTGCGTTGCCGTTAAAGTCGGCCGGTAAGCTCAAGGCCTTAAACTGACCGGACGTAACGGTAGTATTGTTGATAGTGACCGAGGAGCCGGGTAAATCCACGAAAGCGCCGCTAGCCCCCGTATTGGTTTGGAGCTTGAAGGTGGACTGGCGATTACCGGCGGTGCTGTTGATAACGGAGGCCCAGTCCAAGGAGAGGGTGCCGGCCGTAGTACCCGTAAAATCCAGGTTGAGGTCAAAGCCGACGTAATTGCCATCGACCGTACCGGTGACCAGCAACACGATAGCCTGGGAGCCTTTCTGCACCCCACCACTAGTACTGGAGGAGAAAACGGTTGTGGTGCCAGCAGTGGTACCGGTGAGGGAAGGCGCGGGACTATAGGGCGCCGCGCCCGTACCGGCCGCAAAATTGTTGGTCCAGGTGCTTATCTGGCTAAAATCCTCGACGTAGGAACCTGTGGCTAGCTTGTAGGGAGTCTGGGCACGCGCTGCCAGGGCTAGCAGCAGCGTCAGGAGCAGCGCCGGCAAGGCGCGCAAGGTGAGCGAGTAGCGAAGTGAGAGCATAACTGCGGATGAAGACGATGAGGGAAACTGGGGGGCCTAGTTGGTGGGGCCATTATCCACCTTCGTTTCGACGGCATCCTGCACGGCGGCCGGCAGGGCGGAGAGCAGGTTGTAGCCCGTGGCATTCTCGATGGCCCGCACGCTAGTGCGGTAGCTGCCCCAGTCGGTGCTCAGCGAATTATTGTTGGGCATGTCCACGGCGATGATGCGTGTGCTGGCGTTGACGCGCAGCAGGTCATTATCACCCACGGGCAGCAGCACAATGACTTTCCAGGTACGCTTGGGAACGACTACCTTGCCACTAGGCACAACTTCCATGTAGCCGGCACTGCCGGTACCGCCCACCCCGTAGCTGCCCGCGATAATGTAAGCTTCGTAGCCCGGCAGAAATTTGCGCGTATAGTTTTCCAGGTCAGCCCAGGTTTTCTGGTTATTGTTGGGGGCCTGGGGCATCATGTTGCTCATCAAGAAGGTGAGCGAGTTGGCGCGCACCGAGCTGGTACGGTCGGCCGAGGGGCAATTATGACCCCGGTCAAAGCCTGAACCCGAGTAGTCCGTGGCCAGCACCCGATACCAGCCGGCCGGCAACAGTGAATCAGGGCGGAAGTCGTCTTGGCGGTCGGCCGTACCCCGGTTAGAGTCATCCAAGTGCCAGCTTACCCAGTTGGGCTTGGCATCGTGCCGGTTGTAGCCGATGGCGTGAATGCCTTTGCGGTAGAGTAAGTAGTTGTCGGGAAAATTAACGTCAGCCGTGGCGCCACTAGGATTACCCATCGTCAAGTTATCATTGTCGGGGTAAGCCGAGGCAACCACGGCCCCGTAAGAGGTCACCGTGAAGTCGTCGAAGTTGAGCCGGGCCGCGCCCCCGGACACCTTGCGCAGCTCGAAGCGCACGGCGCCGGGTAGGCTTACCGAAAAAGCAGCCGTTTGCAATGTGGCGCTGGTGGTGAGCACCGTGGCGCCGACCTTGGTCCAGTTGTTACAGCTGCAGGACTGCGATTGGGCCCACAATTCCCAGGCGCTGCTGGCATCGCCGCTGTAGAGCGCATGCTGCACCGTGACGAGCGAGGCCCCGCCCGGTAAGTAGAAGTCCATTGTGAGGCGGCCCTTCTGCTCCACGCGCACGGCCTGGGTGCCGTTCTTGTGGTCGCCAACCTCGGCACCAAGCAGCGCATCGGTAAAGGTCCAGTCGCCGGTGCTCAGCGTGACGGTGCCGGTGGCGTAGTCCGGCTTGGTACCGGTCTCAAACGTTTCCTGCGTCGGGGCGGCCGTTTGCGCACTCACCCGGCCAGCCGAGAGGACCAGCAGAGCAAGCAGCAATAAGCCCCGGGAGTGGCGTAGAATCTTCTTCATGAAGGCGAAAAAATGTGAAAAACCCAACCGAACACAGGCGCCGGATATTAGGTCGTACACAAAGAACGCGTAGGATTACCAAACTCCCCTTCCTCTGATAAAGAATTGATTGATTGCTATTTGCAATTTATAATCTCAGAAAACCGATAAAAAATGAGCCTACTATTACCAGTATGTTATGAATTTTCAGCTGCCTCAAAGTGAATACCACGAAGCAAAAAGCTGCTTTTCAACGTGCTGTAGTTAATAAAGAAACAGTTGCACCCTGCTACGTTAGGAAAATGACTACTTATCCCTGTTCATGCCGCAAAGGCAAGTAGTCGCACGCATTTTTTTAGAATACTGTCCTCGCCTTACTCCTATTCTATCTTTGTTGTGTCCCCTGTCATGCGGACAACTTTCGCAAGTCCCCTGGAAGGACTTGCATTATAGAAAGCCCCAGTACAAAAGTGCTGGGGCTTTTTCATGGGCACCCTACCTGTCTGTGCATACCCACCCTTGCCTAGGGCCGCTTAGCTCAGTTCGTGGGGCCAGTATCCGTTTGCGCTTCGAGGGTGGCCTGCACGCTCGTCGGCAGTGCCGAGAGCAAGTCGTACCCCGTAGCTGACTCGAGGGCATCGACGCTGGTGCGGTAGGTGCCCCAGTTAGAACTTAGCGAGTTTTCGTTGGGCGTGTTGACGGCAATTACCCGGGTGCTACCCGTGATGCGCTTTAGGTCATTTGCCCCCGCGGGCAGCACCACCACAACTTTCCAGCAGTGCGCGGGCACCGTGACCTTGCCGCCCGCAAGGGTAGTTTGGTAGCCTGCGCTGCCGGTGCCGCCCCGGCCGTAGGAGCCGCAGACGATGTAAAGTTCGTTGCCGGCCCGCACGAGCGTACGGCAGTAGTCTTCCAGATTGCCCCAGGTCTGCTGGTTGTTGTTGGGCGCCTGCGGCATCATGTTGCTCATCAGAAAGGTAGCCGAGTTGTCGGCTACCGTGGCCGTGTGGTCGGCGCTGGGGCAGTTGTGCCCTCGGTCAAATCCCGAGCCTGAGTAGTCGCTCGGCTTGACCTGGTACCAGCCGCTGGGCAGGTCGGCATCGGCGCGGAAGTCATCCTGGCGCGGTGCGTTGCCCAGGTCCGCTGCGCCCAGGTGCCAACTCACCCAGTTGGGCTTGCCTTGGTCACGATGATAGCTACTAGTATATTGCGGCCGCGTGAGCAGGTAGTTTGCCGGCGTGGAAGCGCTGGCCACGGCCCCGCTGGGGTTGCCCAGCGCCAGGTTGTCATCGGTGGGCAGCGTAGCCGCAGGGCCCACAGTATCAGTTTTGGCGCAGGCGGCGGCCACTAGTGCTAACGCGGCGAGTGCGGCCGTTCGGAGTCGAGGGTAGGTCATCAGTCGAAGAAGTAGCGCGCAAAGATGGGCCTGCCGCTGCTACCTTGCCCTGATGACCTACTACGCCTTTCGCCTGCTCTCCCCCGTTATGCAGCTCGAGTGGGTGCTCAAGCACGGCACCTTTCTGGCCCAACGCTGGGAGGCCGATGACGAGGGCGTCAACCTCTACCACTGCGCCGATGAGGGCCGCGGCTTCTTTGTCGAGGTCGGCGTGGACTATGGCCAGGAGCAGCCGGTGGTGCTACGCAGCTTCGTGAGCAGCGTGCCGTTGGAGGATTACAGCTACTGGGTGAAGTTACCAAGGGAGTGGACATAAAAAAGCCCCGACCGTGCGATCAGGGCTTTTTAAAATAGTATTTACAACTGATTACTCAACTACAAGCTTCTTATGTTCCGTCACCCCGTTGTGCACTAGTCGCACCACATATACACCTCGCGCAAGAGTAGGAATAGTTAATTCGTAGTGCCCAGCCTCTTGGTGTTCGCCCTTTGTGACGGTGACTACTTTTCTGCCGAGTGCATCAGTTACTTCGGCACTGACAGTAGCCGCAGTAGCCAACGAGTAAGAGATAGTGGCCACACCCGCGGTAGGGTTGGGGAATACGCTCATTGCCACTGCTTCAGGAGCTGAAGCTTGGGTTGTCGCAGGCTGGGGAGCCATCATCCGGTTTTGGGCGAAGAGGTTGATATACCATTGCTGGTTGAGCCCGCCCCAGTAATACCACTGATTGGCCTTCGCGCCGTTGTCTTTCGTAGAGCCACCGCCAATTTCCAGCGCGTAGCTGCTCCCGCGGTTGATGAAATAATACATGCCGGAACCAGGGGAAACCTCGTTGATAGCCCACTGCTGGTTCAAATTGCCAAAATAGGGCCACTGGTTCGCTAAAGTACCAGCAGTGGTAGGTGCTGGTAAGTTACCCCCTATCTCGAGGCAGAAACCGCTGTTGCGGTTGACAATCTTATAATAGCCCGGGTCGGTTTCGGTGATAGTCCAATGCTGATTGGAAGTACCACCATAGGGCCACTGGTTAATCTTGGTGCCAGCCGTAATCGGGTCAGGATAATTACCGCCGGCTTCCAAAACCTGATTACTGTTTATGTTGGTTATCGTGTAAACGCCTGGAAAGCGATTACCCCCGGCGACGGGAGCGGGCACCGGAATTAGTTCCCATTCCTGTTCTCCGTGGTCAGTGCTGGCGCCATAATAGTACCAGTGGTTTGCCCCTGCGCCTTGAGCACTATTATAAGGAGACCCTCCCCCAATCTCCATCACTAGGCCGCTAAAACCATTGGTTATTGTATAAAAACCAGGTGACCCGTACACAGGCTGGAACAGCCAGTGTCTCGATGTATAGTCAGGGCTGTTGCTAAGAGTATATTGAGTAATAGATGCCCCACGGCCTTCGGTATTGACGCCTAATTCCTTTTGACTGTTCGCGTTAATGAGTGTGTATGAACCATCTCCTAATGAGTTGATTTGCCATTGTTGATTCACAGTACCCCTAGAAGGCGACTGGGTAGCTTGAGTACCGTCACTCGTCGAATTGCCGCCTATTTCCAACACCTGTCCACTCCGACGATTGCGTATCAGGTAGTTTCCCGAATTTACTAGTACGTAGGGAATGATGAGTACTGGGTTGCTATCGGCAACGTAGTCATGGTAGGTTTGGCCCAACCAGTTCTTGTGCACAGAGAGTGTTTTGCGCCGATAATGCACTGTTTGCCAGCAATCCCATGGCTGAAAATTTTGTTCAGTTCCCCCAGTGTTTTGCCAGCCAGTTTGCTGGCCAGGAATAATCTGCGTGCCAGAATAGCTGTACTCCCATTCAAACACATAATCGTCTTGCCCCTTTTCTTGCCCCGTGAGTAAAGCTGGTCTTGAGGTATACGGAACGAATTGACTCCGACAAATCTGGTTTCCCTGACCAGTAGCACCTGAAAGACCACAAATTGTGTTGACAGTCGGTGTGGTAACGGTAGTATTGATGTGAATGGTATTGTCGCTGATATTCGAATAAGCAGTAGAGCCCACATAGCCTGTGTATAACATCTCTATTTCGTTCGCCCTGCCATTACTAGTGCTGTTATAGTTGATGTGAAAGGAACCAGTCACAACTCCTCTCTCCGTATTTCCACCTACTGGCGTCCAAGTAGTAGGCAACTGTACATTAAAAGTAGGAAGGCTATTGGAGGACGATGGGGTTAACGTTCGGGAAGTCACCGCATACACCTGGAAAAGTGAGCGACTATCTAATGCCGTACCAATAGGCTTCTGAATGGTAATCTCAAAAGTTGGTTGAAGGATTTGGGTGGAACCTGCGGTAAGGGTGATAGAGCCAGAAGGTGTTTTAAAGTCATAAAGGCTGACTTGAGCTAATGCGTTGGTGCACCAGCACAGCGTTAGTAACAGGTAAAAGAGGAGTTTTACTTTCATATGAGGATTTGGTAGGGAGGTGGAAAAGAAATGAAGCATCAGCACCCGTATCACCGGCTACCGTGCCAAATGACGGAAAGATGAAGCACTTTTCCTAGTTATATTTATACAATCATAATAAGCTCAACTATAATAACTTGGGATTTTCTTTGCCCCATGCTTATTGAACACCGCCACCTCACCCGCTGGCCCCGTCGCCTCGCCTTCGCCCTGGCCATCGTGCTGCTGCTGGCTGCCGTGTGGCACAGCTGGCATGTGCTGCACCCAGCTCCGGTGCCGTCGACTACGCTAGCCTAGCTACAGTTTGCGCAGCTCCAGCGCCGCCTGCTCAGCTGCATACTTGCTCTGCCCTGACGCTGAGGGCTGGCTACCAATCTCGACGGCATTGCGCAGCCACTGCCGGGCCAGTTGCTTGCTGCGCGCCTGCGGGCAGAGCCCCTGGTGGTAGGCCTGGCCCAGGTGCCACATGCCGGTGGCGTTGCCGCCCTCCGCGCACTTCTTGAACCAGTCGAGCGCCTGGCAGTAGTCGGGCTTGCCCTGCATCTTCGCGCTGTAGAGCACGCCTAGGTTGTTCATGGCCGGCAGGTAGCCTTTGGCGGCCGCGCGGCGGCACCAGGCAATAGCCCGCACCTTATCGACGGCAACGCCGCGGCCTTGCGCATAGTAGGTGCCCACGTTGTCCATGGCCACGGCGCTGCCGAGCTCAGCGGCACGCTCGTAGCATTGCAGCGCCCGCGCCTCGTCTTTGGCGAAGCCCCGCCCCCGGCTGTAGTCAGAGCCGACCTTCAACACGGCCTCAGCGTTATTCCAGATAGGCGGGGGCAAAGGTGGTGGGGCGGCTTGCTGGGCTAGGGTGGGCAAAGTCAATGAAAGTGCGCAGCTCGTGAGTAGACATTTATTCATACAGCAAGCTACTACCCTATTTTTTACTTACCTAAACTTGGCAAGGCACGCTGTAGCTGCTGCTGAAAACTCCTGATGTCGGGGCCAAAGTCCCGGTCATCGAGCAAGTGCTCCAGCGGCAGCCAGTGCACTAGGTCGGGGTCACCCGTGGGTGAGCGTACCCGAAAAGCGAGAAGTATATACTGCCACCCTGCGTGCTCGCGACGCACCTGCACGGCAAACCGTAGCGCGACGCCTACGTGCACACCGCGCAACTGCCCTTGGTAAAGCTGGGTAGAGTCGGCCTGGGTTTGTAGTTCTTCCCACCGCGAGCAGGTGCTGGTGAGCCACGCCCGTAAGTGCTCCGCCTGGGCCAAGGCCGGCGCCAGCGGGTGCGCGGTGAAGGCCGTGAAAACTACCGTGCCCGTTGGGTAGTTGATTGGCCAGAAAAGTACAGCAGGCTTCGCTGCTTCGGCCGTGGGGAGTTGTGCTGAAGCAGAGTAGGAGAGGAATAAGAATAGCAGAAGCCAACGTTTCACCTGCCTAAACTACGGCAACGCATACCAACAGCACTGCTAGTACTTCTTACCCCAAAATAACGCTAACTGGGGGCAAAACCGGGGGTATAAAATAAAAAACGGCCTTTACACTACTGTAAAAGCCGTTTTAGTGGGCCCACTTGGTGCCATCCCCTTACCTAGGATAACCGAGAATAACCCCAAGCTATTGCCTTTTTACCAGCCCAAACGACATCCCGCCCCCCGTGTACTTACGGCGTTCCGGGCGTTTGCGGGGGATAGGTTTGGGTGCATTTAATTCGGTTGCACCCAGTACGGTGCGCCAGGCCTTAAGCAGGGCCGGGCCGTAGCGTTCGAGCGCGTCGTGGCCGTAGACGCCGGCGTGGCCCAGGGCCTTTTCCTTCAGGTTGGAATCGCCCCCACTGCCGAGCATCACCATGTCGGCCCCGGTGTGGCGGGCCGTATGGGTGGTCACGACCTGCCAGAGCGGCACAACTTCCTCCGTGGCCTCGCCCTGCACGTAGCGCACGCGCACGAATTCGCGGGTGAGGCCGGCGCGCTCCATGAGCAGCTTCATGTAGCGGTTGCGGTGCTGCTGCACCTTCACGGGCAGCTCGCCGGCGTACTTGCCCCAGATGGCGGCGGCCAGCGGCGGCAGGGGCAGGCGCACCTCGTCGCCGGTCTTGGCCTGGCGGATGCTGAGCACCGGCACCTTGCCCGCACCAGGCAGGTCGAGCTCGCTGACGTGGTGGGGCCGCAGCTGGCGCAGGTCGGAGTCGCGCAGCAGCAGCAGGGTTTGCAGCAGAAACATGTCGCGCTCCTGCTCGAGCGCCTCCTGCTCGACGAGCGGCAGGCTGATGAGCCGGCAGAGCTCGGCGGCCTGCAGCGCCGGTGAGCGGCCGTAGCGCACCTGCATCTTAAGCCAGCTCGGCACGGCCAGGCCCGCCAGCCGGAAGCACTCGCGCAGAAACTTGACGTGCTTCACCGTCGTGCTGTCCACCAGGCCCAGGCCGGCCAGGTGGGCCAGGTAGCCCAGAAAGTCCTTGCGCGTGAGCGAGGTGATAGCCCAGCCCGCCCGGTAGGCTTCCAGGTGAGCAACTACCTGTTTGTAGCGGCGGTTGCTGCTGGCGCTCAGGCCCGGGTTTTCGGCCAGCCAGAGCTCGTAGAATTGCTGCGCGCGCACAGGCTTCTGTACCTCGACCTGCGTCCGCTTTGGCTTTACGGGCGGCACGAAGGGCTCGTCGTGGGCGGCAGCGTGCAGCTCGGCCTTGGCCACCTTGGCGACGACGGCCGCCAGCTTAGCGTTGAGCACCGCGGCCTGCGGGTCTTTGGGACTCACGATGCGCTGCGCCTCGGGCCGGAAGTGCTCGGGCAGGCAGCTCACGCCGGTGGGCATCTTCTGGCGCTTGCCCTCCCACGTCACGTCGAGCACTACGCGGCAGCGGCCCTCTTTATCGGGGCGGGACAGTACCTGGCGAAACGTGTACTCCATATAGCTTAGGCAGCTGGGCTGGCGGCGTTGCGGGGTGGGCGGCCCACCGGGCGCGCCGGGGCCTTAGGCTGGGGCACGCGGCCGCGCCGGGGCACGGGGGCCACCGTGGGCTCGGGTCGGGCATACACAGCCGCGCCGAACACCACGAAGTTGAAATCGAAGCCGGGGTAGTGGCGCAGCGTGGAGTAGAGCAGGCTGAGGTTCGCGTGGTAGGTGCCGCGGCGGATGCCGGCCAGGTAGCTGGCACTCACTCCCACGGTGGCAGCCCACTCGGCGTAGGTGGCGAAGGCCTCGGTGTCGAGTAGGCGGGCGAGTTCGGTCAGGAAGCGCTTGTCGAGCTGGGCCTGGTCGTAGGCGGGCAGCTGCGTGGCGGGGGCTGGCTGCATGGTTATGGCTGCTTCGAAGTAAGCTTTGCCATCTGCTGCTCTAACTCCATAGCAGTTAGCTCGCCACGCTGGTGGCGCTGTCGCAGTTGAGCTATTTGAATTGATACGGGTACAGTCATTGGAGCTGGCTCAGCTTTGGGGGAATCAACTGCTTGCGCAGGCCTTGCGTCCTGCTGGCTGCTCGCTAAAATCAAGTGGCTAGGATTATTGATGAGGCCCGCGTAAAGACGCATTGCCCGACGGTTGCGAGCAGTTTGAGTCACCATATTCAACCCTTCCAATGCTTCTTTGCCAATAATTTCTGTATTCTCCAGCAGCACTGCTGTTCCTGTCATACAGACCATTAGCATTCCTTTTAGCCCGCCAACTTCTGCGTAATCGATATCGGTCCCTAGAATTGCGTTACCGCCCAATTCAATACATTTAAGACGCAGTTGGGTCTGGCAAATGATTTCGCCACCCGCAATTTTTTGATTGTACGCATTGGACTGCGCTCCAAAAAAATCAGTCCAGCTGCTGGCAAATTCTGCAAAAACACCTGTGCCGGTTACCGATTGACCTGTGACGAGACCCAGCGGGGTGAACGACCAGGCTGGTGGTGCTTGAATGGAAAGCAGCGGCACATAATGGATATACTTGTTAAGAATTGCACCAAGTTTAGCGTCCTGCGCCCGTGCTTGCTGACGAGCCTGTTCAATGAGTGGCTTGCCACACTTCTCGCAGTACTGCGGAGCCCGACTAGAAGTAAAGGCATGGATAAATTCTGTAACCTCTTGTGAGAGCAGCTGATTGTTGCTGAAAAAGGTAGACTTAAGCTCGGAATTGCAATTGGGGCACATAGGTGAGCGCAGTTTTCAGGGTTTCTCTACTCTCCGGTAGGAGTATTTTTTCGACGGTCGCGCTCGCGTAGCCGGCGCGCCATCTCGCGCTCGTCGAGCATTGATTCGATGAGATAGCGCAGGTCGCCCACCTCGTTTTCAATGTTGGCGACCCGGGCGAGTGGCTCACGGATAGGTGGGTCGTTACGCTTAGTCAGCATCCATTCGAATGACCAGAGCTCTAGCACATCGGACTGGCTATCTCCCTCATCGTTCAGGCTGATATCGAAGGCGATACTACGCGGATTATCCGAGCGGCAGCGCAGTAGGCGTAGCTCCTTGCGCACAGTGACGCGCTTAAGCTGAATACCGTGGGTGCGGCTTACCACCACGGCTAGCCGCTCGTGGCGCAAGTCGAGCCATTGCGTTTGCGGAATTTGCTGGCAGAGCACGATATCCTCGGCAAAAAAGGTGGGCTCCATTGACTCGCCCGTGACGGTGAATGCTGTATAGGGCTGCTTGCCTGGCATGAATTCCGGCGGCAGAGAAAGCATTTCTGACTCCTCGTAACGCTCCTGACTTTGGTAGCCAGTCAAGTAGTTAGCTGCGGCTTTATAGTTAATCCAGGGTGCTTTCTTATTGCCCGTTGTATCGGGCGCAATGTGCAACTCCACAGGGGCCGGGCGGGATGATACGGAATTATTTTTTAATGATTCCGCGGATTTGAGCATTTCGCCCTCGCCCCGCATCAGCCATTCAGCACGCATCTGCGGATACGCCTGTAAGATTTTGCTGATAATGTCAAATCCGGGTTTGCTTTTGCGCACCCCGAGAATGTCATTCACTACACCCGCAGCAATACCCACCTTAAGGGCGAAGCGACGCTGCACTCCTTCCTCAAGGGTTTGTATCAGCAAATTAAGTCGCTGATGTATAGGCTCTTCTGGTTTGTCCAAGACTTTTTTAGGGTTTGTATGCGAAATTGATGATACTAGATGTAATCAATTTCGTACATTTGTCATACTCTTACTACTACCCCTACAAGGTACTACACCCCCCGCTTATGGACCCTGAAAAAAAAGCCCCTCAGCGCATCCGGGAGCTCATGCCGGCCGGCTTCTCGCGCACGCTTGTCGAGCGCACCGGCTGCAAGCAGAAGCAGACCATGAGCGACGTGGTGCTGAGTGAAAATCCCCGCGCCAAGTACTGGCCCGCCGTGCTGCAGCTGGCTGAGGAAACCGACCCCGCCGGCTACGCGGCCTGGGCCGCGGCCAATCCCGAGAAGCTGCCCGCCGTGGCCGCCTAGCCCCTCCCCTACGCCTTCACCTTTTCCCCCATTCTTTCCATTCGCACCGTGGAGAATACCCTCGTTCCCTCCCTTCGCTCGGCCCTGGAGCCGAAACAGTTTTACGACTTAGCCGACGGCTTTAAAGACGGCGACTTGCTGCACCTGCTCGATGAGCTGGTGCGCCGCCCCGCCGGCACCGTGCTGCCCGTGCTGGGCCAGAACGCGTGCTACGATGCTGCCGGCAAGCTCTGGCGCCTGCTGGCCTACGTGCCGGCGAGCCCCCTGGAGTGCACCACCTACGCCGGCCGCCAGGCCCGCCGCTTTCCGGAAGCTGGCCAACTCGAGCGCTGGTTCGGGGGCGTGCATCTGCTCTTCACCGAAATCGACATCACCGACTCGGCTGAATGCCTGGCCGTGGAGCGCTGCACCGAGGCCGTAGTGATTCCCATGTACCCAGCTGGCCACGCCGCCCTGCGCAAAGCTGCCTAGCCGTGGAGTCGATGTACCTCAACACGGCCCCCGCCGCCGCACGCCCCGTCGTCAACCTGCCCGAGCTGGCCGAAGTGCGCCAGCACTACATGCCGCCCCTGTTCGTGCGCTTCGCCCCCTTGAGCGAAGTGGCCCGGGTAGCGGCCGAAACCAGCCGCCAGCACCCGCGCCTGGCGGAAGAAACGGCCTTCGTGGTGGCCGACGAAACCACCCGGCGCCGGCGCCTGTCGGCCTGCCCCCTCACCCTTTCTTAAGTCCCTGAGATGAAAGCTGTTCTCACTGCGACCCTGCACCTGGAGGGGACGTCTTACAACCTGCTCATGAGCGAGCCTGCGCAGCGGGCTTACCTGGCCAGCGTGCACGGGCAGCAGGAGGCAGCCCGCGCCGCCGCCGAGGTGGAGGCCGACCGGCTGGCCCGCACCTACCACCTCGGCGAGAAGGCCACCCCCGGCCGGGGCTACGACGACCGCCTGAAAATGCGCCTGGGCTGCGGCGCCGACAAAGCCCGCGAGCTCGTGGCCAGCGGCCGCATCGCCCACCAGTACCTGGGCAACCGCTACTCGGTGTGCGAGCAGGCCGTGCGCGATTTCTACAAGCAAACCCAGCCTCAGGACTGAGGCGCACCGACCGCATGCACCCGCCCTACTCGGCGATGCCGGCCGGCCCCGGCGCCCGCTCGCGCCTGCACGTGGTGCCCCGCAGCCAGGGCCCGGCGCTACTAGCCTTCCACGCCCACGACGACAACCGCTTTTACCCCGTGCGGGCCCTCACCGAGCCCATTCAGCCCCGGCTGGCCCCGCAAGTACTTCTCAGCTACACCCCCCTGCCATGAAACGCCGCTACACCGCCGCCTTCGACGCCACCCTCGACCGCTGTCAGCCGGGCCGCCCCGGCCTGCAACCGGTGCGCCCCGTGCGCCTGCGGGCGGTGCTACTGGCCCTGGGCCTGCTCTACCTGGCCGGCTGGGTGCTGGCGGGCCGGCTGGGTGCTGGCGGGCCTCGACGCCCTGCTTTCCTAACCCTTTTTCCCATTTCGCACGATGGAGCTTTCCCTCACCTTCGACGAGCCGGCTGCCTACCAGGTAGTCGCCCTTGTCAGCCCCCCGGCCGCCCCCGGCTGGCTGGATTTGCCCGCCCTGCACGCGCAGCTGCTGCCCCTGGCCCTGGCCGCCGGCCACACCCGCCTGGTACTGCGCGCCGACGTGGGCTACTCCACTGGCCCCAGCTACGAGGCTATCGCCAGCGGGGGCGCGGCCGACATAAAGGTGTACGTGGTGGCGGGCAGCGCCAGCGCCTGTCCCGCGCACTTTGCCGCCGCCCTCGAAACTGGCCTGCGCCAGGCCGTGGGCTTTAGCTGCGCCCAGCTATGAAAGTGCCCCGCCTTTTTCTGCGCTGCCGGGCCTCGGAGCTCGTGACCCGAGTGCGGCAGGCGAGCCTGGCCGCCACCCACCGCGCCGCCGAAACCGCCTGCCTGGCCAGCCTGGGCATGCTGCTACTGGCCGCCGCCTGGCTGGGCTAGCCCAAAATGCAAAATGGGCAGCCCAGGTCGCACCCCGGAGCTGCCCAACACTTTTTCGATTTCGCAATCAACAAAAGCCTTCGGGCACAAAGATAATGAACCTGACCGTGAAAGCTCCCGAGAACCCCTCGCCCTTTACGCACACTGGCCTGGCCGACTTCTTCCGCAACCTGGCCGCCGGCGCCGGCCCCGAAGGGCAAGCCCGCCTGCAGCAGGGCGCCGGCCACTTTACCAACCTGGTCGACAACCCGGCGCTACCCATCTCGCCTGCCCAGCGCGCGGAAGTGCAGCGCCTGTGCCAGCACCCGCTGCTGCCCAAGCGCGAGAAAACGCTCACGCTCGTGCACTACGTGCACGACAACCAGGAGGAAGCGGCCGCGCGCATCCGCCAGCTGCAGTCGCTGCTCAGCGGCCTTGAGGACTTCCGCGATAACGCCTGATTTCTCACTCCTACCCTAGCCCTGCCATGCGCGAAGCCTATCTCACCGGCGGCAATGAGCACTTCGATGCTACCGACGCGACCCCAGCCCAGTCAGACGCACCCGACACCGACCGGATGCTCACCAAGGTGAAGCTCAACCGCAAGGATTCCACACTCTACGCCGAGTACAGCGAGGGCGAGGCCGGCGGCTTTGCCGAGAAAACGGCCCTGCACCACCGCCCCGCCCACGCCGACCTCGAGGCGGCTTTCGCCCGGGTGCTGCCCCACTTCCTACTCATGCTGGAGATGCTGCCGGGCGTGCAGCAGGGCGAGGAGTGGCTTAAAAACGACAGCCAGCCCTTTCGCTGGCTGCTCGACGACGGCAAGCTCTCGGAGCTGCCCGAGCTCAAGGACTACGCCGTGACGGGCTACGCCTACTCCGATAAGGGCGGCGTGGTGATTCTGGGGCGCAAAACCACGCGCTTCGGCAAGGTGGTCAACCTCACCACCCCGCACGAGGTGCTCGACCCCGACAAGCCCACCGGCCTGGAATACGAGCACCTGTTTACGCTCGGCACCGAGCTGGCCGGGTGCGATAAGGAAGTAAAGCTCTACCTGGCTGGCAAGAGCGCCCCCTACGTGCAGGAGCAGCAGACGGACTTTCTCGACGAGCTAGCCCAGACCGCCGGCGGCACGGTGACGCTCACTTTCTCGGGTAGCGGCAAAAAGCGGGGCAAGGACGCGGCCGCCGGCCACGACGACTAAACGCAAAAAGGGGCTAGCCCCCGACAGGCCAGCCCCCTCATTTTTTCATTCTTCTTCCTCAAAGGCATGAAACTTACATTTTTCCAGCCTAGCCCGAAGGGGGCTAAAACGATGGCGCCGAGCATCTCACTGCGCCGCAAAGGGGCGCACAGCCTTAATACAGCCGCCACAGAAGCTATTGGTGCTGAGCCTGGCGAGTCCGCTACCCTATGCTACGATGAGGAAGGCGAGCGCTGGCTGCTGGCACACTGGCCGAATGGTCAGAGTGGGCAGCCACAGCTCAACGCGTTGTCGGGCAAAACCAAGGGGCTACGCTTCCAGTGCCTGCCCGCGGCTACGCCCTTCTTTGCGCAGCAGCCTGAGCAAGTCAATACGGTCGCCTGCACCCTTGATACGCAGGCGCAGACTTCGGACCAGGCCCCCGGTGCCTCGCTTTACGTGCTCCACTTGCCGGAAGCTACGCCTGGCCAGCCAGCTGCGCAGCCTGCGCTGCGGGCAGCAACCAAGCAGCCTGGCGTGGGCCGTGGCCAGTATGACCGCTCAAAAGCGAAAGGGGGCAGCCGTGGCTAAGCCTAAACTTAGCGACAGATTATCGCCTGAGGATAAGCTTGCTTTTCAAGAACTTTTACCTGTTGCCCTACAGGAAATAAACACGCATTGCGCTGGCCTAGCTGATAAGCTCCAAGCTAGCGGCATCACTTTCTCACTGATTGCTCCCCATGCCGGGGAGACGGGCACGCTGTACGTGACAGCAGGAAATTATAACACGTTCGCCCCCAATGTGCGCTTCGGTATGGGGCCTTCTGGAGAGGGGCAACGCGCCTTCTTTTCAGGCAGTGACTTTCCAGTTCAAACGCCGGCCACACTCGACGCCAGGCCGGAATACGCTGCCCTCTTCGAGTCAAACGCCCGCACTTGGCTCAAGCTACCTACCCCTCAACCAACCCCTATCCCCGCGCCCGCTCCAGCGGCCGCCCCGCTTGTCATGCCCAAATTCATCGTTAGCAGCTCCGCCCTGCTCAAAACACTTCAGCCCCTGGCCGCCGTCATTCCGGGCAACCCGGTGGTGCCCGTGCTCAGCAACTTTCTCTTCGAAGTAGCCAAGGGCACGCTGCAGATTACGGCTTCCGACCTGGAAACCTCCATTACGACCTCCCTGCCCGTCGAGAGCAGCAAAAACGAACTGCGTATCTGCCTACCCTCGCGCCTGCTGCTGAACCTGCTCAAGCAGCTGCCCGACCAGCCCATCACCTTCGACGTGGACGAGGAGCAGCACCACGCCCAGGTAAATTCGGCCAACGGTCGCTACAAGCTCACGGGCGAGCATGCAGCCGACTACCCCAAAGTGCCGGTGCCCGGGCCCTTCAGCTCGATGGAGATTCCCTCCTCAACGCTGGCCCGGGCCTACAGCAAAACCAACTTTGCCATCAGCACCGACGAGCTGCGACCCGCCATGACGGGCGTGCTCGTGGAGCTGGAGCCGGGCAGCGTCACGTTCGTGGCCACCGATGGCCACCGGCTGCTGCGCTTCCGCCGGCTCGACGTGGGCTGCCCGGGCGCCATCAAGCGCGCTATTGTGCCGGGCAAGGCCTGGAAAATGCTCAAGGCCACGCTGCCGGCCGAGACTACGCCGGTACGCGTGAAGTGGGGCACCAGCAACGCCTTCTTCGAAATGGGCACGCTGCGCCTGGTGTGCCGCCTCATCGACGAGCGGTACCCAGATTACGAGAACGTCATTCCCCTCAGCAACCCCAACAAGCTGCTCATCAGCCGCCCCGAACTGCTACGGGCCAGCCAGCGCTGCGCCCTGATGAGCAACAAGACCACGCATCAGATTCGCCTGAGCCTGGCCGGCGCCGAGCTCACGCTGGCCGCCGATGACCTGGACTATGGCAACGAGGCGCGCGAGACACTGGCCTGCCAGTACGACGGCGAAAACATGGACATCGGCTTCAACGCGGACTTCCTGCACCAGATGCTCGGCGCCCTCGACAACGAGGAGGTAAGCCTGAGCATGAGCACCCCCAGCCGGGCGGGCCTACTGGAGCCGGCGCAGCAGGATGAGCAGGAAAACGTGCTCATGCTCGTCATGCCGGTGATGCTCAACAACTACGTGTAGGCCGCTGCCTGCGCCCCTGGCTGCTGCTGGCCGGGGGCTTATCCTACCTGCCCTGATTTCCCTTACATGTTACCCATCCGCCAAACCATTCTTGCGTTACCTCAGCTCGGCGGCACCTCCAAAGCGGTGCTGATAGAGGTATGCCAGTTGGCCGAGGCGGCAGGTGGGTGGTGCCGTGCCACCAATCCCTACCTGGCTACGGCGCTAGGCAGTACCGAGCGCACGATTACGCGCCAACTCACGACGCTCGAGGCCCGGGGGCTCTTGCAGGCGCCGGGCGCGGGCAAAGCCCGCCGCCTAGCCCCTACCCCTGCCCTGCGGGCCTGCTACCTGGCCGAAACGGAAGCTGCCCGAGCCACCGCCTTGGCCACCTTGAACCTCGCCAACCTAGACACTTTTGACGCGGCCAACCTAGACACAAATGGCGCTCAACCTAGACAAAGTGGCGAGGTTGGCGAGGTTCAAACCGCCTCCAACCTAGACACTTTTGGCGCTGAACCTAGACACAATGGGTCGGCCAACCTAGACACAATTGGCGCTCAACCTAGACACAATGGGTCGCGCGTATTAGGAGACCAACAAGACCACCAATTAGACCAACAACACCCACTGGGTGCGGGTGAGCGGTGGGAGCTGCAAAAAAAAATAGGGGACTTGCAAGCCGAGGTGCAGCACCTGCGAGCCCAGCTGGCGCGAAAAGCCCCCCCGGTTGCGGGCCGCCCCCCCGCTGGCTACCGGGACTTCGAAGGCGCGTGGCCCGACAACCTGACGCCGCCCTTTGAGCCCCCTGCCTTCCGCGCAGCCTGGGCCACCTACGCCCACTACGCCGCCGAAATCGGCAAGCCCTTCGGCCCGGTCAGCGAGCAGCAGGCCCTTTCCGAGCTTGGCCGCTTCGCCGCCGGCGACATGCAGCGCGCCCTGCGCATCCTCGCCCACAACATCACCCAGCGCTACCGCACCCTCACCAATGACGATGGCACCCAATCCGCTCGCAAACCTAGTGGCCCAAGCTCTGGCAGCCCCGGCACCGGCCGCGTCAGCGCCCTCCCAGCCGCCAGCTACGGCCGCAACCGCCCCGCCCCAGCCCCCGCAGCCGATGCGCCCGCCGGCGTTGCCGCCTGAGTCGCCTAACGAGGTGCAGCTCACCCCGGCCCAGGCCCACGGCGCGCTGGCCAAAGCCAAAACGGCCAAGCACGGCGTGCTCTACCGGCAGCACCACACCTGGCAGCTGCTCAACTGCGACCTCGTATCCTGCGACTTCGACGGCGGCCTGGGCTACGTGCTGCGCGAAACCAGCACCGAGCCCGAGCCCTACTACCCCGCCAAGGCGGCTGACGTGGAACTTACTCCCGCCGAAACCGAGGCTGCCCTGGCCGCGGGCCAGCTGCTGGAGTGGGGCAACCGCAAGGCGGCCTACCACGACTACCAGGCCAAGCACGCGCCGCGCCCCGCCGCCCCGACCCTGGCCGTGAACTTCGAGAGCGTGCGCAGCTGGGCGCTGCGCCAGGGCCAGGCCGTAGCCGACCGCCGCCTGCCCGCTTTCGACTTCGTGCTCGATGCCCACAACCGCCGGGTATTCGAGCTGCTCTGCTACTACTTCGCCGGCGACCGCGAGTTCGTGACGCTGGGCGAGGCCTGGGGCTTCGGCACGCTCTCGCTTGACAAAGGCCTGGCCGTACTCGGTGGCGTGGGCGTGGGCAAGACCATCACGCTGGAGGCGTTTCGCCAGAACCCGCGCCGGCCCTACGGCATGGTCACCTCCCAGAAGGTGAGCGACGTGTTCAAGGAGGATTTGCTGGCCAACGACGGCAAGCGCGCCCTTGTGAGCCCAGCCCAGCGCCTGTATTGCGGCGAGGGCGGGCGGGCGCTGTGCTTCGACGACGTGGCCCGCGAGCAGCCGCACAAGCACCAGCACATGGGAAACGTCGTGGTGCCGCTGCAAAAGGTCATCATGAGCCGCTACGCCGCCGTGCAGGCCGGCCGCCTGCCGCTCTGGGGCACGCACCTGACGAGCAACAACCCGCTGGAGCCGAGCGAGGAGTCCATCAAGGCCGGCATGCCCTCGCTCATCGACCTCTACACCGAGCCGGCCATCGACCGCCTCTACGAGCTCTGCAACATCATCCCCTTAAGCGGCCCGAGCCGCCGCGGCTAGCCCCCTACCCATTATGAAAGCCAGCAAGATAAAACCCGCGGCCTACGACGACGCGCGCCAGCCGCACTACTTCCCCCGCCTGCAGTGGCTCAACAGTCCCCTCTCGATAGCGCGCCACTGGGGCTGCTGCACCTACAACGGGGCGCGCTACGAGGTCGATGAGCTTACCGAAGACTTATGCCGCCAGGATGTAGCCAAGGCCCGTCGCGAGGCCTACACGCCCGACGACCTGGCCACTATCAAAGCGAAACACCTCCAGCACAACTAGTAACCGCCTTATTCAAATGGAAAACACTAAAATCGAGTGGGCGCACCACACCTTCAACCCCTGGGAGGGCTGCGCCAAAGTATCGCCCGGCTGCAAAAACTGCTACGCCAACAGCCAGCACCAGCTGCACCACAGCAGCCTTAAAAGCCAGCAGGGCACGTGCTGGGGCGTGAACGCGCCGCGGCTGGGCAAGAGCGAAGACAACTGGAAAAAGCCGCTGAAGTGGAACCGCGCGGCCCAGGCCGGTGGCCAGCGCCTGCGGGTCTTCTGCGCCTCGATGGCCGACGTGTTCGAGCCGCAAAGCCCACTGAGCGCGGCTTATGCCGGCCAGACGGCCGAGGTGCCCACCGGTGGCGGCCGCACCCGAACAGTGCGCTTCGTGAACCTGCAAACCGAGCGCCTGCGCCTGTTGCGCCTTATCCATGACACGCCGCACCTGGACTGGCTGTTGCTCACCAAGCGGCCGGAGTTTATCCGCCCTATACTGGAGGGCCTCATGATGAGCCTGGCTATGGTAAATGGGACCAATGGGCGCCCTATTGATGAATGGCCCACGACGGAGCGCGACTTGGTGCGCTGGCTGATGAACTGGCTTAAGGGCACCCCACCGGCTAACGTGTGGCTAGGCACATCGGTCGAAAACCAAGAGCAGGCTGATAAACGCATAGTGGCCTTAGCAGGTGTTCCTGCCGCCGTTCGATTCCTCAGCTGCGAGCCGTTGCTGGAAGCAGTAGACCTTACGCGGTGGGCCAACATCTTCCGCATTGACTGGGTAATCGTTGGGGGTGAGTCAGGCCACGGCGCTCGCCCCATGCACCCACTGTGGGCTGAAAGCCTGCGTGACCAATGCCAGGCGGCGGGCGTGTCCTTTCTATTCAAGCAGTGGGGCGAATACGAGCATTTCTGCATGACGCTGGCCACCGAGCCCACTGGCGAGCCTACGAAATTCTCGGTATTTCCCGACGGCTACGCGATGCGCCGCGTGGGCAAGCATAAAGCCGGCCGCCAGCTCGACGGCCGCACCTGGGACGAAGTACCCACCCCTCAGCCCGCTGCCCAATGAAGCCAGCCCCCGACTACCTCGCCCAGGCCCTCACCGAGCAGGCCGCCGAGCACCAGGCGCAGGGCTACTGCCCGCTGAGCTTCGACGAGCCCGCCACGCGCTTCGTGCTGCGCGAAACCGCCGAGCGGGCCGTGGCCATCGCCCTGGCCGACGCCGAAACCTACAAAACCCACCTCGTGGGCGCGGTACTGCGCGCGCGTGAACTCCCCATTACTGGCACCCCTGATGTGGCTATTACACTCCCTGCTGCCGCTGCTTAAGCCCCTGCTGCTGCTGGCCTACTGCGCGTGGGTCGGGGGCCTGCGGGTAGCCCGCTACGCCGGCCAGTGGCGTGCAGTGCTTCAAAAACCTGGCTCGCTGCTCGGTATGCTCTTCGTGTGGGCACTGCTGGAGTGGGCCATTACCCATCTTTTCTAATGTTCACAACCTTCGACACCCCCGATGGCCCCGTGCGGGCTCACCTGAGCCTGGCCAAAACCCCGCACGTCGTGCCCGGCCCTGAGCGCCACCGCTGGCTCCTCAAAAAGCTGCTAGGTGGGCAGAGTACCACCTGCGAGAAGTGCGGCTGCAAAAAGACGCTGCGCCGCGATTACACCACCGTTTTTCAGCTGCCTGGTGGGCCAGTGCTCACCGAGCGGCCGGCGTGCACCGGCGACTCCTCATCTACGGCCTAATCGACTGGCTGCGCGAATCCGCTCTTTTCGTGCCTCATCTTCTTCCGCTGCGCGATGCCCACGCATATACGCGATGCCCCACGCGACCCCAATAAGCAGCAGCAGGATAAGTATTACCCAGCCGGTCCCTGGCGGGTACGGCGCTCTTGAAAAGGATACATACACCAACATGCTCAAAACTACACGCTACGCCAATGAAAGCTATCACACTCATCCAACCCTACGCCACGCTCATCGCGCTGGGCTATAAGCAGTACGAAACCCGCGGCTGGCAAACCGCGCTACGTGGGCCGCTGGCCATTCACGCTGGGCTGGGCACGCCCACGTGGGCCCGCGAGGCCGCTGAAGCCGACCCCATTATCTCGGCCATCCTGGTCCGTCACGGCCTCACCTTCGACACACTGCCCCGCGGGCGGGTGCTGGCCGTAGCCCAGGTGGGCGATATGATGCGCACCGAGGCATTCGACAACCTGGGCCTCACGGAACTGGCCTGCGGCGACTACACGCCCGGCCGGTGGGCGTGGGAATTATACCAGGTGCAGGTACTAGCTGAGCCCGTGGCCTGCTCGGGCGCGCAATCCATTTGGCAGGTGCCGGCCGACATCGCCCAGCGCATTGAGCAAGCGCTATGAAGACCGAGCAGCAGTACTGCGCCGCCCTCGTGCAGCACCTCACCGCGCAGGGCTGGGAGGTGTACCAGGAAGTAGAAACTGGCGCGGGCCGCACCGATATCGTGGCGGTGCGCGCCGGCATCCGGTGGGCCATCGAAGTGAAGCTGGCCATGAGCCTGGCCGTGATGGACCAGGCCCGGGCCAACACCGCCTACTTCCACTACAGCAGCCTGGCCGTGCCAGCGCCCGCTGGTGGCCGCTGGCCCCGGTCGTGGGCGTTTGCCACCGAGTGCGGCAAGGTCTTCGGCTACGGCGTGCTTTCGCTGCGCTACAGCGAGCGCCACGACGCCACCACGCTGCGCATCGAGTCCCGCGGCCGCCTCAACCGCCGGCCCCTGCCGGTGGTGCTTTGGGAGCAGCAGAAAACTGAAGTAGCCGCCGGCACCAACCGCGGCGGCCAGTGGACTGATTTTAAATGGACGGTGCGCCAGCTGGAGCAGAAAGCTGAGTTCACGCCCGGCATCAAGCTCCGGGACGCCGTGCAGGGCATCGACCACCACTACAGCAGCGAGCCCTCGGCCGTGGGCTGCGTCTCGCGCTACATCCGCGGCGGCCTCATCACGACGCTGCGCCTGGAAAACGGCAAGCTCTACCTCGCCGCCCCTACCCCACTCACCACTCAACCGGCTACGGCCACCCCAATCAATGCTTGAGCTACTCCCTTGCCCCTTTTGCGGCCAAGTACCCGAGGTGCTGCCCTTGCACCACCACGGCCACTACGTCGAGTGCGAAAATGACGCCTGCCCCACCAAGCCCGAAACCCGCGGCTTCGATACTGAAGAACTGGCCGCCAAAGCCTGGAATATCCGCCAGCCTGTCCAGCAGCCCGCCTGATGCCCGCCGACGAGCCGCCCAAGCCCACCCCACCGCCCCGCTACCACGCCCGTCAGCAGCTGGGTGCCGAGGCCTACTACCCCGGCGGCGTGGTGGCCCGCCTCGTGATACCGACCCTAGCCGAGTGGCAGGAAATCGAAAAGATTCTACTACAGCGCGGCTACAAGCCCTACTAGTCCCATGAAAAAGATGCGCCACCGCCCCCGCCTCGTCGAGGATGCCGAGCAGCCCGGCCGCGTGCTCTACGTGTACCGCCCTCGCATGCCGCGCAAGGAGTACCTGGCGCTCAACCAGGACTACAGCCCGCGCGTGGACAAGCCCGGCAAGGCGGCCCGCGCCGAGCGCCGGCGCCGCAAGCAGGCCAAGCGCGAGGCCCGGCGCCTGAGCAAGCGCCCCCGCTCCAACGCACCCTGGTGGGTGGCGCTCTGCGCCGAGGTGCTGGCCGTGGGCCGCTGCGCCTACTGCGGGGCGACAACGCGGCTCACTGTCGACCACATCACGCCCCTGGGCGCCGGCGGCACCAACAACCGGGGCAACCTGCAGTGCCTGTGCTTCGGCTGCAACCAGGCCAAAGGCTGCCAGACCGGTATTTCGCCGTGCACAAGCTAAATGTGCTTATTTTACAAAGTATTTTCGGTGTACAATTCTGTACATTTTCCTTTCCCCCATGTTTACCCCCCGTTCCGGTCCGCGCCCCAAGAAGCTGACGCCGAAGCAACTAGCTTTCGTCGAGCACTACTGCGTGGACTGGAACGGGACAAAGGCCGCTGAACAGGCCGGTTTTTCGCCCAAATCTGCCCGCCAACAGGCCGCCAACATGCTGGCCGAGGACCACATCCAGGCGGCGATTGCTAAGCGCATGGAGGTCTACGGCATGAGTGCGGCCGAGGCAATCGCCAAGATGGCCGAGTGGGGCCGCGGCACTATCGCCCGGTTTCTGAAGGTCGACGAGGACGGGCGCATGAGCATCAACCTGGCCCACGCCGAAGCCCAGCAGTATTTCCACTTGATTAAGAAGGTGAAGCAAACCCGCGTCACCACCCTGATTAACGACGTGGAGCGCACCGAGGTCAAGACCGAGGTGGAGCTCTACGACGCCAAGGACGCCGTGCACAAGGTGCTGCAGCTGCACGGCCGCTACGCCCCGCAGAAGGTCGACCACACCACCAACGGCAAGGATTTGCCGGCTGGCCCACCCCCCAACATTTACATGCCCGACAATGGGCGCTAACTATTTCAAAATGACATTCCAAGAAATCATCGACCGTCTCAAAGCTGAGCAAATTCGCTTCGCTGACATTGTACGCCACGACGAGCGCCGCCCCGAGTGGCTGGGCAAAATCAAGGAACTGAATTACGAGGAGGGGCCGCGCACGAAAGACGAATTGCGCAACCACCAGGTAATTCTTCACCTGCTCGACCACGACCTGTATATCCGAGCCCACGGCACCAAGGATGGGCCCAGCAAGGGCAAGCGCAACTGGGAGTACGAGTTGACGCAGGTAGGGCGCAAAACCGAGGAAGTGCCCCCGCGCCCCGCTTACACAAAGGTTTGGTACGAGGCCATTTATCCCGTGCAAACGAGCGGCTACCCTGACCCTAGCACTGGCTTTCCTAGCTACTACGCCAAAGAGGACGCAGCCCACCAATCAGAGACCGACAATGGACGTTAAAACCAAGGTTTTACTAATTGGTGCGCCTGACGATTGCGCCGCCCTCGCTGCAGCAGCGGCTCGCCTAGCTGAGCGCCTCGATGTCGTATTCGTCGCGCAGCTGGAGGCGCAGGTCATCGAGGCCACTGAGCTACCCACCGGCTGCTCCGACGAGTTGGCCTGCCCCGAGCCAGTCCCCTGTGGCGATGGCTCCTTCTGTAGCTTCTACCCCATGCACTCTATGCCCAGCATCGAGGAGGCGGTGGCCAACGTGCTGCGCGAGCGGCCCCGCCCAGTTGCCCGGCCCTACGTGCCCAAAACAATCGGCACCCCCTACCGGGGCTATGCTACCACCTATCGCCAGTGGCGCCGCTAGGCTATGAAAAAGCTCAGAAAGCTCTGGCATCGTGTAGAGCACTACTTCGGCTGGAATACGGGCACTGTAGAGGTCTGGTATGCGGACCAGCAGTTAATGGTGGGCTTCATGTGTGATGGCTGCCATCGCATTGACGGGGTACATGAAGCACCTGATTTCGCATCACGGAGCTCGCATGCCCACTAGCCCCCGTATCGCCAAGCCGCGCAACCGGGTGGCCACCGACCGCGCCCCCGGTATCTACCCGCAGCCCGGGTTTCAGATGGACGTGCTCAGTACGCCCGCCGACATCGCCATCATCGGCGGCGGGGCCGGCGGGGGCAAGACCTACGCCCTGCTCATGGAGGCCAGCCGCCACCAGTACAACGCCGACTTCGGGGCCGTGGTGTTTCGGCGCACCTACCCCATGATTATGAACGAGGGCGGCCTCTGGGATACCAGCAAGCAGCTCTACCCGCTGGTGGGCGCCGTGCCGCGCGAAAACTCGCTGGACTGGAAGTTTCCCAGTGGCGCCGGCGTCTCGTTTCGCCACCTGCAGTACGAGCGCAACGTGCTCGACTGGCAGGGCTCGCAGGTGCCGCTGCTCATCTTCGACGAGCTCACGCACTTCACCAAAAAGCAGTTCTGGTACATGCTCACCCGCAACCGCAGCACGTGCGGCGTGCGGCCCTACGTGCGGGCCAGCTGCAACCCTGACCCCGATAGCTGGGTGGCTGAGTTTGTGGATTGGTGGATAGGGTCTGATGGCTTCCCCATCCCCGAACGGGCCGGGGTGCTGCGCTACCTTACCCGCGATGGGGAAATGTACGTTTGGGGCGATACGGCCGAGGAGGTGATGGCCAAGGCCCCGCACCTGTTTGAGGGCCCGCTAGCCGACACCCGCCCTAAGTCCGTCACCTTCATTCCAGGCAGCATCTACGAGAACAAGAAGCTGCTCGAGGTCAACCCCGAGTACCTGGGCAACCTCATGGCCCAGGACCCCGAGACGCGGGCCCAGCTGCTCGAGGGCAACTGGCGGGTGAAAGTGGACGGGCTGGCCCTCTTTGAGCACATGCGCCTACTGGTGGACTTGTTCAGCAATCACCTGGCCTTCGAAAAAACCCCACTGCGCTGCATCACGTGCGACCCGGCGGGCTTCGGCCGGGATATGTGCGTCATCATGGTGTGGGTGGGCTACGAGTGCGTGGCGGGCGCCGTGCTGCGCATCAGCGACAACCAGCTGGTGCACGCCAGCATTGAGGCGCTGCGCAAGGCCTGGCGCGTGGCGGCCAGTGATACACTGGTCGACCAGGACGGCCTGGGCGGCGGCGTGGTGAAGCTTGGCGGCTACGCGGGCTTCTCGGGTGGGGCTACGGCGCTCGCCGACCCCGACACGGGCATTAAGGAAGCCTACGCGAACCTGAAGACGCAGTGCTTCTACCGCTACGCCGAGCTCGTCAACTCGGCACTCACTGCCTTTACCGTCACGACCGACAACTGGACTATCGACGGGAAGCGGGGCACCAAGCTGATGCTCGGCGGCAAGGAGGTCGATATCCGTGACCTGATTCGGGCCGACCTCAAGGCCATCAAGCGCGCCAAGGCCGATAGCGAGGGCAAGAAGCATATTAACACCAAGGAGGAGCAGAAAATCCTGCTCAGCGGCCGCTCGCCCGACTTCGGCGACTGCGCCAGCCAGCGCTGCTGGTTCGATGTGCGACCCCGCGCCGCGAAGCCCTGGTTTATGCGCCGCGCCAACTAAGTTGGCAAATGCCGCAATAATGTGCTTACTTTACGCAGTATTACGGCAGCTATGGGACGGCAGCCGGGACGCCCTTTCCGGTTTTCACCTCCTACCCCCTGCCTGTATGCCGGCCACTAATTGCAAGCGCCCCGATGCGCTGACCCCCATTTCCAAGTTCGACTGCGCCGTGCATTTCGGCCAGCTCGTGGCCCTGCTGATTCAGCGCGGCCAGTCGACGCCCAGCTTCGCCAGCGAGGCCGAGCTCAAAACCCTGGCCGCGTGGACGGCGCTACTAGCCGCCACTAACGGCACCAAGGTGATTATCACCCCCGAGTTTGCCGGCTTCACCTTCCCCGGCTCCGAGCCCCAGTACGCCGACGAGAACAGCAACAACAGCATCGACGGCAACGGCTATTTCACGGGCTTCAACTCGGTAAAACCCGCTGGCAAGTTCGTGGGCATCCCCTCGGCCCTGAAGGCGCAGCTGGCACTCATCTCCGACGAGAGCCGCCCCGGCCTGAACCCGGGCAGCACCTTCTACGGCATCACTGGCGATGGGCGCCTCATTTACGACCTGGATGATGCCGGCAAGATTCGCGGCATTCCGTTCGTGAATTTCTACGTGGGCTCGCTCAAGAGCGAGGGCCTCAAGGCCAACAACGAGAACGCCTTCGGCCTCACCCTCGACGGCACCTGGGATAAGAACGTGCAAATCGTGAAGCCCGACTTCAACCCGCGCCTGGCCCTGGCCGCCTAAATGCTGCCGCCTCGCTTTTTCCACTTTTTAAAGCCCATTCCGATGGCGAAAAAACTAGCCGCGGCCGAGCCCACCGAGCAGGTGGTCTGGCTGCACAGCAACGACCTGGGCACCCGCTCCTTCACGCCCGACCACGCCGAGGCCCTGCTGGCCCTGCAGGAGAGCAAAGGCTACGACCACTGGCAGCGGGCCGAGGCCCCGGCCGCCGATAAACCTGAATAAGCCCGCTTCGCTTTCGTGGCCCAGCTCTCCTACCCCGACATTCAAGCCCTGCTAAAGTCGCCGCGCAACGCGGCGGCTTTAGCGGCATGCGTGGCCCAGGAGCAGCGCATTCGCCTGCATGCCGATTTGCTCACCGACCACGCCGCCCAGCTAGCGGCCCCCGGCATGCAGCAGCTACTGGCCTTGCCGCAGGCCGTGCTGCCGCAAGAGAAGTTCGAGAAGCTCAAAGCCTTCGTGCCGGCGCCGCTGCCCACGGGCAAGCTGGTGGGCGAAATCTTCGACGGGCTGAGCCGGGTGTTTGAGGCCCAGGACGGGGCCGTGACGCTCGACATGGCCAGCGCCGAGCTCGAAACTGATTTTGAGCAGTACCGCACGGGCCTGAAAGAGGAAGCCTTCTGGACCCAGACAGCCTTTCGGGCGGTGCGCCGGGCGCCGCACTCGGTGCTCGTGGTCGACATGCCGGCTGAGCAAACCACGCCCCGGCCCGAGCCCTACGTCTTTTTGCTTGGCATCGACCGCGTGGTGGACTACCAGCTCAACGCCGACGCGAGCCTAGCCTACCTGCTTTTCACGCTGCCCAGCCGCCGCAACGAGGAGGGCAAGTCGGTGCTGCGCCGGGGCGTGTACGACGCGGCCGCCTACCGCATTTTTGAGAAACTTGAGTCGCAAAGCGACTGGCCGCCGGTACCCACGCTCGAGCACCCGCACCAGCTGGGCTACTGCCCGGCCCGGCTGCTGTGGAGCGACGCGCTACTCGAGGAAACGAGCCTGCTACGCCGCAGCCCGCTCACGCCCGTGCTGGCCGACCTCGACGCCTACGTGCTCTGGCACGCCTGCATTGAGTATTTTAAGATGTATGGGCTCATTCCTCCACTTTGGAGCGTGGAAGAGCAGTGCAGCTATGCCCCGGTGGGCGGCGAGGCGTGCAGCGGCGGCATCGTGCAGGAGCTGGTGGGCTACACCGACGTAGACGGCCAGCCCGTGCCGCGCTACCAGGCCCGCGAGTGCCCGGCCTGCAAGCTCAGCAAGTACATGGGTCCCGGCACCCACGTCAAAGTGCCCGGCCCCACCAAGGACATGCCCGACACGCGCAACCCCATGGGGTTTGTGAACGTGCCGGTGGACGCGCTCAAAAACGCGCTCGATACCCAGCGCCAGGGCCGCCGCGATATTTTGCTCTCGTGCCTGGGGGCCGACAACGAGCCCACCACCGGCCAGCCCCGCAACGAGCTCGACGTGCAGTCGGGCTTTGAGAGCCGCCAGGATGTGCTGGTGCGCATCAAAAAGAATTTCGAGGCCGCCGAGCAGTGGGTGCTGCAAACCATCGGGCTGCTGCGCTACGGGGCCGCCGTGTTTCGGGGCGTCTCGGTGAACCGGGGCGAGGAGTTTTACCTGCAAACGCCCAAGCAGCTCAGCGAGGAGCTCGAGGCGGCGCGCAAGGCCGGGGCCCCGGTGTTTCTGCTGAGCGAGTTGCAGGAAAAGCAGCTCTTCACGCAGTACCGCAACAACCCCACCAAGCTCGACCGTGTGCGCATCCTCTCCGATTTGGAGCCCTGGGCGCAGTACTCGGTCGACCAGATTACGACGATGCTCAACTCCTCCCTCTCGCAGGGCGGCTCCTACCTGCTCGTCGTCTACGACCCGCTGCGCCTGGCCCTCAAGGCCGATTTCGCGCGCCTTATCGCCCGCTTCGAAAGCGAGCAGGCCGACGTGCGCCTCTTCGCCGCCCGCCAGCCCTACTACCTCAAGCTTCAGCTCATCACCCAAATTCTTCTCTCGTATGTCAACGACCACCAAACCCAAGCCGCTTAATTCGGCCGACCTCGACGACTTAAAGCAGCAGCAGCTCGATGCCACGCTCTCGGGCGACGGCCGCGGCGCCATCGACCACGTGGCCGGCAACACGGCCCAGGGCAAGGCCTACAACGACGGCGAAGGCTACCAGCTGCCCGCCCATGAGGCCGGCCGCGTGCACGTCGAGCTAGCCACTTACGTGCGCAAACCCGGCTCACGCGACTTCGACCGCACCTCCAAGGTGGTGCCCTTGAGCCCGCAGGAATTTGAGCGGATGGAGAAAAACGACTCCTTTGCCGAGTATATGGGCGAGGACGGCGAAGTCAACATCCTGCACGACCCGCGCCCCAAGGCCCGCCAGCAGGCCGACCAAACCGGCGACGTGCGCACCGGTAGCCCCGCCGAGCCACCCCGCGTGCTGGCCACGCTCAACGATGCGCAGATGCGCTACAAGGAACTCACCAAGGAAGATGCCCCCACCGATAAAACGCTCGGCTGGTTTATCGACCGCATCGCCGAGTTGGAGGCCGAAAAGGGTGCCCAGAAAACCACGCCCGGCGCTGCTGACGCCAAGAAGCCGCTGCGCACCAAGCCCGACTACCAGGCCCGCTACAAGGAGCTCAGCGGCGGCGAGGAAGCCCCGGCCGATAAAACCATCGACGAGCTGAAGGAGGCAATCGCCCACTTCGAAGCCAACCCCACCTAGTACCACCCTGCGGCCCCGCCGCTTCCCGAGTGCCCCGGCGGCTGACGAGCCGCCGGGGCCAGCTCGACCCCTCCCGTTTTTCTACTTTCCACCCCACTGAACGAGACTCAGATGGCACTTTCTGAAAAATTTACCGCCCAGGAACTCGATGACTTCGTGGCCGCCAACCCCGAGCTGAAAGACGTTGTCAACAGCAGCAAAACGGCCCAGGAGCGCCGCCGCGCCGTGCGCGATGGCATCGACACCGACGTGGCCACGCTCACGGGCCTGAGCAAGGCCGGCGAGGAGAAGACGCACGAGTTTGTGAAGCGCGCCCTCAGCCACTACAAAACGGCCAGCGACCAGGCCGGCACGCAGCTCACCGAGCGCCAGCAGAAGATTACCGAGCTCGAGCGCCAGCTGGCCCAGGGCGCGGGCGATGCGACGCTGAAGGCGCAATACGAAGCCCTCGTGGCCAAGGAGACCGACTACAAAACGCAGGTTTCGACCTTGCAAACCAAGCTCTTCGAAAAAGACGTGCTGCTTGACGTGCGCGAGGGCCTGCGCGAGTTGCGCTACGACCCCACCGTGAAGGAGTCGGTGCGCAAGGTGATGGTGGACACGGCCACCGCTAGCATCGTGGGCATGGCCAAGCTGCAAAAAAATGCCGATGGCACCGAGCAGGTAGTCTACGTGCGCGAAGGCAAAACCATTCTCGGCACCGATGGCAAAACGCCCGCCGACGCCACGCACATCCTGCGCGAGCTGCTGACCGATGTGCTCGACACCGGCCACCAGGGCCAGGGCGGCGGGGCCGGCCGCGACGAGAAGGGCAAGCTCGACGACAAAGGCAACGTGGTGGTGCCCGACGCCCGCCCAGCCGAGGTTACGACCAAGGCGGGCGTGATGCAGTGGCTCGTGGGCCTGGGCGTGAAGCAAAACACGCCCGAGTTCGACGCGGCCTATACCAAGCACAGCCAGGGCCTCAAGTTGCAGTAAGTATCCAGCAGCGGGCTGCTCACGCGACGGCCAGTCCGCTGCTTCTCATTTTTTCAAGTTGCCCCGAGCGATTAAGGGACGATTGCTCAGCCTATTTTTTCACCTTTTTCTTTTTCCCTTATCGCCCCATGGCACTCCCCAATATTGTCGCCACCCTCATGCAAGAGCTGCGCACCAACGGCGCCAGCAGCCTCAGCGTGAACGAAAACCGCCCCAGCGAGTACGGGGCGCTCGACCTGTTTCGCCGCCAGAGCGCCGGCCCGCGCACGCTGCTCACGGCCGACTTGCAGAACAAGCTCACCAACAGCTTCGGCCAGGTGGTGAAGGCCTCGGTCATCGATTACGAGAACCCGACCATCAGCAACGTGCGCACCTGCGCGGTGCAAACCGGCGGGCTGAACTCGAAGCAGGTAAGCTTCACCTTCTTCACCCTGGCCTTTGGCTTCGTGATGGTGCCGGCCATGTTCGACAACAACGACCTGAGCTACGAGGACGTGTTCACCCAGCAGCTCAGCAACCGCGTCAACGCGGCCAAGTCGCTGCTCGATACCAAGTGCGTGGATTTTTCCAACCTGCACGTCAACCAGTATTTCCCCGCCGAAATGCTGGCCTACTACGCCAAGAGCGGCAACGCGTTTCAGGTGCCGGTGCAGACCGACAGCAACGGCCGCAAAAACTGGATGGGGCTCTACAACTACCTCACCTCCATCCTGGCCCAGCAGGATTTCGGCGGCCTCACCCCCGACATTCTCACCAACCCGCGGGGCATGGCCGATGTGCGTGACCTCAGTAGCCAGGGCGCTTACAACGCCACCAACAAGGCCTGGGAGGTGGGCCTGGTGGGCAACTTCTACCAGTCGCCGCGGGTGCTCAACTCGGGCGTGGGCGTGGCGGCCACCGAGTACGCCTTCCTGCCGGGCTCCGTGGCCATCGCCGGCCGCCTCGACCCCGACTGCCGCACCGGCCGCGTGATTGGCGACCCCAATAACCCGGTCAAGCAGTGGACGAGTGTGGACCTGCCCGACCTGGACAAGTTCGGCCTCTACTACCAAGCCGACTGCGGCGACCAATCGGCAGCGCTAGCTGCCAACCGCTTATCGGGCCTCACGCGCACCATGGTTGAGTCGTTCGAGTGGAGCCGCGACTACTGCATTTTCGGCGCCTACAACAGCGACCCCACCAACCGCTACGAGCCCATCAACAAGTTCGAGCTGCTGAACGCCTAGTGCGCCGCAGCTCCCCAGTGCCGCAAGGCGAAGTTTGTTTTCATAGCCAGAAAGGGCGGGCGTACTGTGCCCGCCTTTTTTGGCTTAGGTAGATAGTTAAAAGTTAGAAGCTGATGTACACCCTCGCCCCACTCCTGGCCTGCCTGGCCCCGCTGCTGGCGTTCCGGCAGGCCCCTGAAGAGGCGCCCGACGCCCCGCAGCTAGCCGAGTCGCTACTCATTAGCAAGGACCAGCTGGCCGTGCAGGACGTGCACCCGCTGCTCACGCTCGAAAACATCCGGCTGGCCGCGCCCCAGATGCCGGCCGCCGGCGCCGATGCCGGCGCGCAGCTCAGCGCCTTTCTCGAGCAGGCCCGGCGTGCCGCGGTGGGCAAGGTGCTCACCTCATTTGCTATCCGCAAGAAGCTCACGGCCGGCGGCCCGGCGGTGCTGGCCGACGTGAAGCTCACGGGCCAGAGCGGCGCCTACCGCAACAAAATCATCCGGCAGGGCCGCTTCGTGGGGCTAGCCCTTCGCCCCACCAGCACGGCCGCCAACATCGCCGTGCGCGTGACGGGGCTGGGCACCCAGTTCACGGAGCGCAACCCGCACTTTCGGCTCTACCTTTACCACAGCAGCCAGCCCACCGTGCCGCTGGCCCAGTACGATGTGGCGCGCCTCGACACCGTGTATTTCGAGTGGACCCCACTGGCCATCGAGCTGCCGGTGGGCCCCACGCCCGGCGAGTACCGGCTGGGCTACTTCGAAGACGACCTCGTAGGCCAGGCCATCGACTTAGACCACGACTTCAGCAGCCGCCCCGGCACCGGGGGCTGCTGCGGCCGCGATTACTTGCTCTTCGACCAGTACGCCAAGTACGTGCAGGTGCGCGCCTTTACCATTCAGGCGGCTAGCGGCACCGACGTACTACCCGGCGAGGGCCAGCCCACCTACACCAGCTCGAGCAACTTCGGCCTGAACCTGCAACTCTCGGCGCAGTGTGACCTCAGCGCCTACTTCTGCACTTACAAAACGGCGTTCGTCGAGGCCTTGCAGCTGCAGCTGGCGGTGGACTTACTGAGCCTGATGGCCAACACCACGCGCGACAACGGCGTGAGCCAGGCCGTGCAGGTGCTGGCGCAGGTCGAGCTCAACAACAAGCCCGACTACCAGCCCGGCCTGCTCAGCAAGCTGGAAAAGGCGCTCGGGGCGCTGGAGGTCGATTTCTCGGGCGTGGGCGCGCCCTGTATGCCGTGCGCAAAGCCCAGCGGGTATAAGGTGGGCGTAGTATAATGGAGCGCTCTACCTGGGAATGGGGCACCGCCAGCCAAGAGCCCACCACGCCTGAGCACCAGCTGCCCGCCGACCGGCTCGTGTTCAAAAATATGGACGGGGGCGGCAGTAGCTGGGTAGCCTATAAGCGCGGCCGCTACGCCGACGGCGGGGTAGTGCCACCGCATTTCTACATCGGCAGCGAACGGGGTATTCGCTTCGTGCATTTTTTGCAATGGGTGCGGGGCTTTGGGCCGCTTTACTGGAAGGAAGTAGGAGGCGAATACTATAAAGTCGACCTGTTTTTAATAGAGTATAACGAAGAGAAGCTCAACCAGCGCATCGGCATGGAATGCTTCAGATTCGACCCCTTAGACCTATGAGCCTCGGACGCCTCGACGCACTAGCAGCTGGCCTCAAGCGCCTGCCCCAGGTGTTGGCCACCACCCTCGACCAGGTGGTGCGCGACAACGCCACCGAGTTCGAACTCGACAACCTCGAGCAGTTGGAGGCGGGCCTCGACGCCACCGGCCAGCGCATCGAGCCGCCCTACGCGGGCCTCACCCGCGAGCTAAAGAAGCAGAAGGGCCAGCCCACTGACCGCGTGACGCTGCGCGACAAAGGCGACTTCTACCGCGGCATTGTGGCCCAGGTGCGGGGGCAACAGGTCGAAAATGTGGGCACTGATGAGAAGACCGCAGCACTTGAGGAGAAATACGGCCCCGACATCGTGGGCGTGAGTGAGCCCCACCTCGAAGACTTTCGGCAGGAGTTGTTGCTGCCTGAGCTACAGTACCAAACCAATCGCACCCTCGGACTATGAGCGAACTACCTAGCAAAAGCACGTTTGAGGTGCTGGACAACGGCACCTTATTTACGGCCCTCAATTTCTGGGAAGAAACGGAGGTGCACGCGGGCATTGAGCGCAAGTTTTTGCGCCACAGCTACGGCACCTGGGCCTGGGAAAACGTGAAGTCGGTGCTGGAAATGATGACGCCCAACACGTTTGAGCTGGCGGGGCCGATGTGCACGCTCAATTGGAACGACGGCTTTATCCATATTCTGGCCGACTACCGCGAGGTGCAACTGGCCTATCGCCGCTACCGCCTGCGCTACGGTGGCCAAGCCCTCACCTTCACCACCGCTAATTAAGTATGGTTTCCTACACCAACCCCAAGGCCCCGACCCTACCCGTGGCCACCGGTTTCGACGCCGAAATCCAGCGCCTGCAGCTGCTGCTGGCCGCCTCGCTGCCGTGGCTGGCCGTGAGCTACGGCAAGGCCTACCGCGCTACCCGGCGCGAGGGCGGCGCAGCCAAGGGCAAGCTGCTCACCTACCCCCAGGTGTACGATGGCCAGGGCGAGTACCGCGACGTGCTGGCCAACGACAACGTGCAGGCGCAGTCGTTTTTCCTGCCCACCGGCCCGGCCGTGAACACGGCGCGCGAGCCGCTGCCGGGCACGCTGGGCTTCACGATGCCAGTGGACTTCATCCTGTGGGCCAACCTGGCCTTAGTCGACCCCACCAAGGACTACCGCTACGAGGCCGAGCTGCTGCAGGACGTGGCGCGCGTGCTTAACGCCGATGGCCAGAGCCTCATCACGCGGGTGTTCACGGCGCCCGAGGACGTGTTTCGCGGCTTCTCGGCGGAAGTAGTGCCCGAGAAGGTGTTGCGGGCGCCCTACGCAGCCTTTCGCATTTCTCTGGAGCTCAACGTGCAGAACGTGCTATGCTAAATGGTCATCAATTTTTGAAGCTCTTCCTGAATCTGAGCATCGCCAGCTACATCTACCAACCATTTTTCAACTGCTCTACAAACATCTTCACAGAATATACCTACTGAAAGCCAATACTTTCCACTAATAGAACTGCGATGAATAGTTGCTCCAGCAGTAGGAGAAAATTCTATTCTAGTGGAAGGGTCTTCGCCCCGCTGCTGTATTCCTTGGTGCAGAGCCTTACATCTGAATAACCAGCAATCCTGCGCTGTAAAGCTTACCGCTAATGCATGAGATGGAATTAGTCCACTCTGTCCCATAGGAGGAGCATAATTATCCCTTAAATATCTATCAAACCAATCTCGGTAATGAGCGCCTGTCGACCTTCCATTCTCTACTGCGCCACAGATATCCGGCAAAGCCAAGGCCATGAAAAGAGCCCCAAACCAATTCTGAGTAGCTAAAGAGTGGCGCACAGAATCAACAAATTCTTGCATCCCCCCCAAATCAGCCCGTATTTCTGGTAGCGACTCAGGATTAAGCAGTAACCTGTTCACTGCGGGCATCTCTGCTTGAAATTCTGTTAGAAGCAACGTTTTTATTCGTTCACTCAACTCTAGTAACTCTCTTTCACTAGAAGCATTGACGGCAGCAGGGAGCAACTTTTCATAAAGCTGTGGAACATACTTTTGAAGGTATCCAAACAGTATAGGAAACCTATGCTTATTGTCAGCTAACGCAAATCTTGTGTATAAACCATGCAACTGATTGATAATACTAATTTCGGCTATTGTCGCCTGCGCTTGAGCATAGAATAGCGTTAAATCACGTATAGTCTGGTCATAACTATAGTTGCGATTTTTCAATTCTGCCCGGAAATCAACAAGTTGATAATCCAAGAGCCCTTCAGGAACACGGCTGGCCATATAAATCAGAGCTAAATATCCAGCCGCAATATATACTAAGAGATTCATGCTAGTCAACCTGCTCGCGCTCGTCCTGCTCGCCGGCCTAACCGCCGCCTCCCTGCTCGTGTGCCTGGCCAAGTGGCGCATGCTCCAGGCCTGGGAGGTGCACGGACCCAAGTGGCTGCCGAAGCGCTGCGACTTCTGCGCGGGGTACTGGCTGGGCGTACTGCTGCTGCTGGGCGCGGGCGCCTGGTGCGTGCACATGCTCAGGCTGCCGGGTTGGTGGTTGGTTGCCGCGCTGCCGGCGGGGCTGCCGGCGGCAGCGGTTTGCCGGGCGGTAGTCGGCACTCTGTAGGTAAATGGTTACTGGACCATTGAACACCATAGTCGGGGGTATGGGCGTGGGCCCAGGAAGTAGCAGCTCAAGTAAATTCCAGCCAAAGCCGACGAGGGTGAGGTAGCCAGACAGCTCGGGATAAAAGAGGCACCATACGGCGGCAGCAGTCAGGGCGGCGCGCCAAAAGAAAAGATTAAACATCATGCCGATAAATACGGTGGGCGCGGAGCTAGCCGGAAAAGTTGCCGGTTGTTTTGTTCGCTGGGCAAAGATTTTAAAATAAATCGCGCCCTTTTTGGGCATGGAGAGCAACTGGCAAAAGATTTTTACTGAATAAAAAAGCCCCGCTAGCAGTGCGCTAGCTGGGCTTTTTTAATCCGTTGAATCTGCGGGCTACTTCAGCACCAGCGTTTCGCGCACGCCCTGCGCGGCGGTCTTCACCTCTTGCATGGCCTTGCGCACGCGCACGCCGGCGGCATGGTTGCCTTTGTCGGCCTTGTCCACGTCAGCCTCGATATCGGTGAGCAGGGCGCGGATTTTATCGAATTGCGGGGTAATGGGATGAGCGGTAGCCATCGTCTTAAAAGAGGGAAAAAGGGTGAAAGGGAAACACGTACAGGTCCACCAGCACCAGCCCGCCCGCCAGGGCGAACCACGTGCGGGTGCGGCCGTTAAAGTCGTTGCGGGCGGTAGTCGTGGGCGATTGGTAGCCGTAGCGGTAGAGCTCCCGGGCCGTAATCCAGGCCAGGCGGTCCCCTTTCTCATAGTCGGCCGCCATCTGCGCGCGGCAGCTAATCCAGAGCCGGGTGAAATTGTAGGCCTCGTCGTGCACCAAGGGAAACAGCAGCGCCGCCGGCACTGCCTCAGCCAGCACCCACAGGCCCAGCCAGTGGTAGGCTAGCAGCGTGACCGGCACCAGCAGCCAGGCCGCGATGCGCTGGGCCATCATGCCGGTGTGCTCGTTAAAACTGAACGACTCGGCCGCGCGCTGGGCGTAGAGTACCGCCTCGAGCCAGCCGCAGAAGGCGCCGAAAGCGCTGTAGAGTAGCGTCAGCATTATTTCCGCAGCGCGCTAACGAGCCAGGCAATAGCCCACACCAACAGGTACACGCCGAGCGGCACCAAGCTCAACCACGTGATGCGCGTGGCGTGGCCATGCTGCGTGAGGATGCCCACGGCAGCGACTAGCAAAAACAAACCAACAAGACCAAGACTAATCTTCATGCGTAAAAAGAGGGAAAAGGGTGAAAAAATTAGCTGGGCTTCTGCTTGCTATTCAAGTAGTCTACCGCGCTATTGAAGTCAAAAACCGTGAGTTCGTGGGGCCGGGGGTAGCCCAGGCCGCTGAGCGCGGCGCAGAGCTGGCCGAAGCGCCGGCGCCGCTCGGTGAGCACGTTGCGGGGGTCGCCCTCGTCGAAGATTTCGGGCGTGAGCTGCTGCAAAAGCCAGGCGTCGACTTCGGCCACCGTGGCCAGGTGCTGCGCTTGGCCGGTGCGCAGCCAGGCGCACTGGGCCTGCAGGCGCTTGTGCTGCTGCTGGTAGTAAAGCAGTTGCTCGCTTTCGGCCCCGCCGTAGCGGGCCGGAAAGTGGGTGGCTAGCTCCGTTGCCAGTTTTTTTTTACGTCTTCGACTTCCGCCGTTACCATCTGCTCGGTGAGGCCCAGCTCGCTGAGCGTGGCGAGTAGGGCCTCGAGGCCCGGCTCGCTGAAGTCCTGGCAGGGCACCTCGTCGACGCTGGCCACGAGCACGCCGAAGGCCAGGTGCTTGGGCGAAAACTGCGCGAGCGTTTCGGCAAAGGCGTAGTGCAGCAGGGCCAGCGCGTCGGCGGCCTCCTCGCGTTTATCCGCGGCCAGGTAGGCTGTGACGGTAGAAAAATGCCGGTCAATGGCGCCCACGCCCGAGCCGATGCCGGCGCCGCGCACCAGCCAGTGCTGGAGCTCATTATGCCGGGTGGCCGAGAGTTCGAAAATGGACTGAAACAGCCGCACGCGGGTGCCGCCGGGCAGGGTGAGGGTGCGCATCGGCAGCGAAGATAGCAAAACCGGCCATAATGTGCTTATTTTACGCAGTATTACCGTCACCTATGCTGCCTCCTCAAAACCACCCCGTTTTTCGGTTTCGCGTCGATTCCGACCTATTCGGGCCCCGCGCGCTGCGCCACGAGCCAATGGGGGCGGACCAGCTCAGCGTAAGCCTACACCGCGACCCCAAGACCCACGGCGTGGGCGTGGAGTACTCCAATAGCTTGAGCTTCATCAAGGACGGTAAGGCCTACGTGCAGCGCGCCTACGAGGCCGCCGGTATCGAGGCCGACGTGCAGGTGCGGGCCGAGCAGCACGACCCCAACGCGTTTACCTGGCTGCCCTACTACCAGGGCCGAATAAACTATACCACTGCCGAATTCACGGCCACCACGGCGAAGGTGAACCTGGAGCAGGCCACGTTTTACCAGAAATTCTTGTCCCGTAGCTCCGTGCAGGTCGACTTGCTGGGCAACGCCTCGGTGAGCGGGGCCACGGGCCCCACGGCCGCCCCGCAGGTAGTAAGCCTGCACTCCAGGGCGCTGCTGCAGCGCTACGCCGCCTCGCAAAAGCAGCCGGTGGAAGTGTCGGCCCAAATGTTCGGCGACGACGGCGACCCCAGCCACGAACAGGTGCTCTACTTCGGCTTTGATACCCCGGAACTCAACGAGCTGCAGCTGGGCGCCGTCAATGGCGGCTTTGTGGCCGGCGACTCGGCCACGGCGGTGCCCATCTACACGGCCAAGGAAAACGGGCCCTTCACGATTGAGCTAGCGCTGTTTGCGCACGTGGAGGCCCACACCAGCCCGGGGGCCTTCATGCGCCAGTTCACCAAGGTGGGCTCCTCGTGCTTTTTGCGAGTCGACGGGGCCAATGGGGCCACGACGCTGCTACAGCCCGAGATTGCCGTGGGCAACCTCGACGGTGACTACGAGGGCAACATCGCGGTGGTGGCCCGCAGCTTCACGTACGACCTGAAAGTCGGCGACAGCATCTACCTCTACGCCACGTGGTTTGTGCACGATTTGACCAAGAACTCGCCCGACCCCTACCAGGCGACGATTACGGCCACGATGCAGCCCGGCTCCTACCTGCGCATCACGGCCACCACCCAGACCGAGCCGACGCCCACCACAGGCCTGCTGCTCTACGAGTGCCTCGACCGGCTCACCCAGGCGCTCACCGACGAAGTAGACGTGTTTCGCAGCAGCTTCTTTGGCCGGCCCGACTGCGTAGTGCCCTACCCCGTCGACGGGCCGGGCGCACTGACGCTGCTCACTGGCGGCTTTCAGGTGCGCGGCTTTCCCTTGCCGAGTGCGCCCGCGCCGGTAGCGCCGGCCACGGACCTGCGCAAATCGCTGTTCACCAACTGGCAGGAGGCGTACGACGCGCTTTCGGCCGTCTACAACCTGGGCTACGGCACGGAGTGGGGTAAGAATCGCAAAGGCAAGCAGAGCCTGTTTGTGCGCGTCGAGCATTTCAGCTACTTCTACCCGCCGCAAGTGGTCGTGGACCTGACGGCGGCCGGCCCGGTGGCCGTCACCACGCGCGTGGCGGCCGACTACCACTACCAGGTAGCCGACCTCGGCTACGCGCAGTGGCAGGCTAATACCGCCGGCGGCCTCGACGAGTTCAACAGCACGCGCCAGTGGACAACGCCGCTCACGGTGGTGGATGCGGCCTACACCCAGACAAGTAAGTACTCGGCCAGCGGGGTGCTGCTCGAAGCCACCCGCCGCGACCGCTACGACGCCACGGCCACGACCGACACCACGACCGACGCCACCAACTTCCTGGTGTGCCTGCTGCGTCCCGGCACCGGCGGCTTCGAAACTGAGCGCACCCAGCGGGCACTGCAGCTCACGGGGGTGCTCTCGCCGGAAACGGTCTACAACCTGCGTCTGTCGCCCGGCCGGCTGCTGCGCCGCCACGGGCCGATGCTACGCGCCGGCCTCAAGGCCGCGCGCGGGGCCAGTGTGCGCTACACCGCCGGCACGGGCAACACCACCATGGCCAGCCAGCTGGCCGGCGAGCCGGGCCTGGTGGCCGAGGGCGGTGATGTAGCCGTGGCCGCGCTGCCGGCCCCACTCTGGTTGCCGCTCCAGTACGAGCTCAAGGGCGTGCCCTTCAGCCGCCAGCAGTTGGCGGCCCTGCTGGCCAAACCCACGGGCCGCGTGCGCTTTCTGCACGAGGACGGCCGCACGCTCGAGGGCTGGGTACTCGATTTCAAACACACCGCCACGGACGAGGTGGCGGATTTCACGCTTTTAGCCTGCGCCTAGTATGAGCCTGTTTGTCACCACCTCTTCCGAATGCCAGGCCGGCGCTGGCTACGCGCATTTACTCAGCATCAGCGGCGGCTCGGGCTCCTATACCTACGCCCTGGTGCGGGCCAGCGACGGGGAAGTGCCCTACAGCGGGCCCATCACGGCGGCCCAGCTGGCGGCCAACAGGCTCGACTTCGACGGCCTCTACGACGACGCCTACACGCTCACGGCCACCGACGCGAACACGGGCGAGAGCGGCACGGCCAGCTTTACGCTCAGCTGCGGCTACCCAAACCCCGGCGGCGGCTCGGGTGGCGGCGGCGGGGGCGGCACCACGCCCCCGCCTACCCCAAGCCCCACGCCCGGCTGCACCGACCCCACGGCCACCAACTACGAGCCTGCCGCCAACGTCGAGGCGGGTACCTGCGTGTACAAGCCCCTTGTGGTGGAACCCTTCTTTTCGGTGCCGCTGCTGCAATCGCTGCGCTTTATCGTGCGCGGCGGCGCGTTCGAGACGCTCGACAACGTGCTTTTCTGCGAGCAAACCCGGCCCGGCCAGCAGCAGCGGCCCTACTACTTTCAGCTCGTGCAGGTTGAGGACGGCCCGCTGCGCGTGCAGGTGCTCACCTCCTACGCGGCGGTGGCCGCCACCGTGTTTCGCCACGGCGGCGCGCAGGTCGGCCCCGCCGTGGCGCTCAAGCAGGTGCTCACACTCGAGGGGCCGGCCGACCCGCTGGCCGTGGTGCTGGCCGAGGACGTGGCCACCGGCACCACCCAGCTACGCGCCGCGGCCGGCGGACCGCTGCCCGCCAGCCTACTGGGCGCCGCGCGGCTCACGCTGGCCGGCGGGGCCACTGGCACCTACCGGCTCACGGCCACGGTGTCGGGCTCGGTGGCCAGCCCCGACGATTACGTACTGCTGAACCGGCCCTGGGTGGCGCCGGCCGCCGGCGCGCTCACGGCCAGTTGGCTGCTCACCGGGCCTGGCTTCAACGTGTGGGAGGCCGACCTGCCCCTGGCGGGCCTGGCCGAAGGCTACTACCAGGTGAAGCTGCGGGCCACGAGCGCCGGCTGGCCCGACGCGGTGGCCGAAAGCGAGCCGGTGCACCTGGCCCAGCACCACCCCCATACCGTGGTGGTGGACTACGCCAATGGCGACAACTGCTTCGGGCTCGTCTTCAGCACCGGCATCGTGCCGCGCCAGCGGGTGCCCGGCACGTTTTTTCGCACCAAAAACGGCGGCACCTCCAGCACGTACCGCGCTACCGATGGCAGCCTCACGGTGCTGGCCAGCACGGCCACGCGCCTGCTCGAGCTTGAAACCTACGCCCTGCCCGCCTACCTGCACGAGAAGCTGTTTCTAGCCTGCCGGCTGGATTACCTGCTCGTCAACGGCCTGCACTGCCAGACCGACCAGGCCTACGAGACGAGTGAGGTGCGGCCGTATCCGCTCTCAAGTGGCCACATCACGCTCGAGCAGGCTACCTGGCTGGGCGCAGGCAACTCGGACGATTTGGGTATCGAAACCGGCCCGGAAAACGCGCTGCTGCTGCGCAGCGGGGGCTTCCTACTGCTGCGAGGCAACTAAGTCACTCGAATACCAAGTTAATGTGCTTATTTTACGAAGTATTTACTTCGGCTTATGAGCAAGTTTATCCGCGGGATGCCGGCTTGGCCTCAGCCATCTGTACCGGCAGATGGACTGTTTTTCTTCTACGACGCAGCATCAGACCAGGAATACAAGCTAGTACCCGAGCAGCTCATTGGCCTGAGTGCCGGACGGGGACCCAACGCGGAGAAAAGCCTGCTCAAGGAGTTTCGCTTCTACCGCAAGGCCGACCGCGATGCGGACGCCTCCGGCGGGGCCTGCTTCGAAACGGATTTGGATTGGAGCACCTGCTGCGCCTTTACGGTGGTGAAAATCGAGTTCTACCGCGAACGCGATACGGAGGCCTTCCGGGCCCAGGAATTGGTGTGCGTGTTCGACCCCAGCCCCACCGACCCTACGCACACAGCCTATGCAGACGGCTCCTTTAGCGGCCCGCGCAACCCCAGCAAGTTCGTGCCAGCCACTGACCCGCTGGCACTCAGCTACACCAGCGCCTACCCGTTGGTGTGCGAGCGGGCGGACGGCACCACCAATTTTACTTTCACCACGCTCCACGAGGCCGTAACCTGGACCAACGGCGGCGGGGCCGGCTCGACGACGTACGTGAACCGCCCGCTACAAGTGCAGACGTTCGTGACGCTGGCCGCCGGCACCGTGCTCGATTTACAGTACTGGCCCATCGACGTCAACGACTGGGTGATTCGCCTGGGGCCCGGCGCCGTAATTCGCCACAACCGCCTGCTCTATGCCGGCCGCCTGGCGCCCTTCGAGCCCACGGCCGACCCCACCGCCAACATCTGCACGGTGCAGGGCGGTACCGTGGCCTGCCGCCTCAATTTTCAGAGCAGCCCCGCGGCCACGGTCATGCTCGACGACGTGGTGGTGACGGACTTCGGCCAGTCGGCTGTGCCCGGCATTACCGGCGGCCACCTGGCCACCACGTTCGAGACCGACGCCAAAGTGGAGTTGCGCGGCGGGGCCCGCTTCACGCCCGACTACCCGCCCCACCCCAATACGAGCGTGACCGTGGTGCCCGAGGGCGGGGCGGGCGGGCTGGCCACGCGCGACCTGCTGGACCTGAGCACGGATTTTATGGATAGCGTCATGGGCCTGACCTACGCGGGCGGCGATGCCGACCCGGCGGCCAGCCCCGCCGACTCCTTTCCCGGCCAGCAGTTCGACGCCCTCTACCAGGGCAAGAACTGCCATTTCTACTGCACGCGCAGCACCTACGACCCGGCCGCGCCGGCAGGCACCACCGGCCAGGGCCCCGCCTGGCACTACACTGTAAAGCAAGCGTAATGGCTACTCCTGTCATCGGCGTTTATGCCGACTCCTACGGCCCGTATGTTAGCACTGGGCCCGGCCCGGGGCCCAGCGCGAAGGTGCTGGTTCCGACCGGCGCCGACTACTCGCACAACGTGTTCGAGGATACGGACTTTCAGAGTGTGCACGCTGATTTGGGCATTGACACGGTAGATAGCTATTTCGACGCCGAAATAGTAACTACTAGAGACCCCATCACGCCCGACCCGTACGGCATTGGGCTGTATCAGGGCGAGACGTTGGTAAAGTTCTACGCCTCCACTAGCGCCGGCTCAAAGGCGGTGCGCATAAGCTTGCCGCCCATCGTGGTAGACGCGCCGTTCAGATTACGTCTGGGCGTGCAGGAAGGCAGTGACGACGATAGCGGCGCGCTGGGCTACACCACTATCAAGCGCCTCACCTTTCCGACCGACGCCAACGCCAGCTTCAGAAAGTTTGCCAATGAGGATGATGTGCTGGTGGTGAGCCATGACAGCATTGGGGCCAGTGTGTTTGCCAGCAACCTCGATAAGCACTGGAACGCGCTGCTGCGCCGCAAGCGGCGCAAGATGACCATCTATTGCACCGGCTGGGGCTACAAGTTCCTGTCGCGCTCGCTGAATACGCCCGAGAAGCGGGCCAAGGAAATTCAGCGCGTCCTTAAGGCCTGGGGCAACGCCAAGAAGCGCCGGTACGTGCTGGCGCTGGGCACGAACGACGCGACAAATGGCGTCGACGCCTCGCTGGCCATGAGCTACGCGCAGGCAATGCTGAAGGAGCTACTAGCCGCTGCGCCGGACGCGATGCTCTACGTGCAGCTGGTGTTTGACTACGGCACCTACACGAGCAAGGAGTACCGCAAGGCCGCGCTGGCGCTGCAAAAGGACGAGCTGGCGAACCTGCGCTTTCTCGACCCCGGTTTACCTCAACTCAAAGACGAGCTACACCCGGACGATGTCGGCTACGGGCAAGTAGCCGACAGGCACGACGCGCAGCTCGACCTGCCGCCCACGGACGTGCCCAAGCCGCCTACGCGGCCCGCCAGCAACTTCACCGACGCGGACTTCGCGCCGATGTTCTACAGCGACTCGCTCAACGGCTACGTGGTCAAGCCGCACGAGGACGGCACGCCCTACACCGAGCAGTATACCGTGGCGGGGCTGACTACCAAGCGGTTTGCTGCTGGCCAGGATTGCTCCATAATCTTTCGTGCCCAGTACAAGCTCGGCAACGTGGTTATCGGCGTGCGCAAAGTGGCGCAGGTGCCCAGCAAGTTTGAGGACATCGACTACGCGCTGCTGATTGGCGACCAGGACCAAAAGCTCTACACCAGCCTACTTGGCAATCTGCAACCCGTGCGGGTGATTGCCGATGGCGAGTACGTCAAGCTGCGCCGCGCCGCCGACGGCAAATTCAGCCTGTCTACCTCGACGGACGGCACCACCTACACCGCCCTGACCGGCACCGCCTACGACAACCTCAGCGACGCGGCTGACCTCGACATCTGCTTCGTGGCCCAGGACAACGGCACGGCCGCCCTCATCGCCCCCGACTGCTTCAACTGCGCTACGCGCTAGTGCTCAATACGCCCCACCCCGTGAATTCTCCCCTTCTACTGCAATCTTCCTGGCCCACGCTGCACCCCGTGGTCCTGTCGCTACTCACGGCAGGGCTCACGTTCCTGGCCACGCTTTACTGGAAGCGCTACGATGCGCAGCAGGCCAGGGAAAAGGCCGAGTCGCAGGCCCTGACCGATTTAAAGCAAAAGCAGCAGAGCGACATTCTGAAGATGGAGGGCACCATCGCCATGGTGGTCAGCACCATCGAGCGCCTCACGACCACGGCTGAGCAGGTCACCACCATTACGGAGCGGGTGGCCGGCAACTCGGAGCGCATCAAGGAGACCAATGCCGAGCTCACCAAGCTGCGCGATACTATTACGCCGCAGCTGGCGGACCTGAAAGCCACCGTAGCCCATCTGCGCGATGTTGTCTAACGCCTCCACCCAGGAGCCAGCCTACCTGGCCCAGCTGCGCGGCATCGGCCAGCGCCTCGACACGGTGGACCATCGCCTGGCCCAACTCGTGGTGCACCACGAGGGCCAGCCCGACGTGGTAGCGGCCCTGGCCCCTGCCTGGCAGGAGTGGCCGGGCCTTGCGGGCTGCTTCGTGTACCACGTGCCGCGGCGCGCCGGCGACACGGGCCCCTACCTAGCCATTTGCGAGGCCGCGCCCGGCGTGCTTAGCGAAGGCGTCTCGCTCGATGAAAGCCGCCTGATAGCGCTGCTGGAGGGCAGCGCTATCACCAATGGCCAGCCGCTGCGGGTGGGGGAAGTGCTCTGGATTGCCCCCGGCCAGCCGCTTGACTGGCGGGCAGGCCCGCAGGGCTTTCTCTGCGCTATCCGCTACGATGTGCCTCCGCACGATATCGACCCTACGCTTTTACCTCCTGCTTTTTAACCCACACCTTTTTTGTATGCTCCCGACTCGCGAAATCTTGTTTTACGCCCCGCTCATCCTGCTCGTGCTGGCAGTAGTCTTTATGCTGGCCCGCAACTTCAATCGCCCGCTGCTGACCCGCCTGGCCTGCCGCGTCCGGCGGCTGCTGCGCCGTGGCAGCTGGTACTATCTATTTCCGGCCGTGGTGCTGGCCTACAAACCGTTCTACGATTTCATCCTGTGGCTGGAAACGCGCGGGCTGCTGGGCGCCGACCGCGACAACGCCCTGGCCGCTGCCGCTGCCAAGATGGTGGACCCCACGCAGTTCTACTCCAAAACGCTGGTGGCCGTCAGTAACTTTTGCTTGGTCAATGCCCTGGGCTGGGGCTCACTGCTAGTTATTCCGGTGCTGGTTGACTGGGCTACCGGCTACTACACGAGCCAGCGGGCGGCGCTGCCAGTGGTACCAGGCTTCAAACGCACCTTCCTGGAATTGCAGGGCCGCGAGCGCCTGGCGTTCTACGTCGTTATCTGGGTGGCGGAATTGGTGATGGCCTCGCATAGCTTGGATTCCGGCTTCCGGATGCAATAATGAGCACGCGCTATCAATCGCTGTTCTGGCTGCTGGCTAGCCTCACGCTGCTGGCCGTGCGCGCAGCCGCTAAGCCTGCCCCGCCAGTGGACCTGTTTGACTGGGTGCCACGCCTGGCCGTACCCAAGCCGATTCGCCCACCCGTGGCCACTAAGCCCGCTGTAGTAGCGCCCGCGCCAAAACCCACCGCGCCAAAGCTCAGCGCCCGCGTTCGTCAGGCGCTAAACGGGGCATGCACCATCGCTTGGCTGCGGACGCGCCTTTGGTGGCGCGAAACCAGCTACAATGCGGGGCCAGGTATCACGGAGATAATTCGCGCCAACGGCGGCAGCCCGCGCGAGGAGTACTGCGGCGACACCCAGGCGGGCGCGCAGCGTAGCTGCAGCCTGCCGGTACCAGCCGGCTCGAACGGCTCCTACAACTGGTTTCTGAACCCCAAACGCAACACGTTGCTCGGCCACGCCGGCAGCTTCGACAGCACCCGGCAGGGCTACAAAATCGGCATTTTCAACGCCCGCAAGGGCCGCATCGCCCACATCACGGCCGCCGACGTGGTGGTAACCTCCCGCAACGCACCGGCACGTGGCGCGTGGTGCATCGGCGGCAACGAGGGCAGCGGCACGAAGGCCGGCATGCACCGCACCTGGTATCCGAAAGCCAACATTTATGCTGCTGCCAACTACAACTACTAAGCGCAAGGCCATTGCCTACGCCCTGGCCACCATCCTGCTGCTCTGCCTGACCGGCTGGGGCCTACAGCGCTGCCAGCAGCGTCGCCAGGTGCGAGCCATCGAGCGCCCCGCCGCCCAGCACGCCGCTACCCTAGCCCGCCAGCAAGGCGAGCGTCAGACGGCCGACAGCGGCCGCTTCGTGCGCGCCGGCCAAACCCTCGAAGCTACCCGCACCGCCACCATTACCCGCCACCAGTATGATTCGCTCCGCGCTTTACTGCCTGCTGCTCTGCCTCAGCTCCCTGCTGCCCCGCCCCGCTACGTGCCAGGCCATTAAGCTGCTGGCCCCCGTGCCCATCGTGGTGCAACTCGCGCCCGGCGACGTCGTGCGCGAGCACCTCGTCGGCCTCGACTCGGCCAGCTACCAAGCCGGCCGGCGGGCGCTGGCGCTCGTGCCCGCCGGCGACGCGGCCCTGGCCACGCAGGGCCGCGAGCTGCTGCTCACCCGCCGCGAGCTCGAGGCCAGCGAGGCCGCCCTGCGCCAGGAACGCGTCCACGGCGTCACCCGCGAGCAGCAGTACCAGCAGCTGCTCGCTGCCGGCCGCCAGGTGGCCGGTAAGTTCCCCGCCCGGCCCTTGCTGCTCGACTGGCACTTCTGGCTGGGCCTGGGCGCCGGCGGCCTGGGCGGAATGCTCTACGGCATCGCCCACTGAGTTACACCTTATACGCTTCGCTTCCTATGGCCGGCCCTATTAAATACACCGATTTATTCGACCCATCCCTTGGTCCGGGCGCAGCCGAGCTAGCCGACTTTACCAAGGCGGTGGGCGGCCTGCAGCGCCAATACCGCACCTTCGCCAAAAACCTCGACGAGGACAAGGCCCGCGTGCAGGCGGGTTTGGCCGCCGTGCAGGCACAGGCCGGCGTCATCAGCACGCAGGCCAGCCAGCTCAACGCCCTTAACGAGCAGGAGCGCGCCGGCCTGGCGCGCCTGCAGGCGCAGGTAAATAGCCTCCTTGCCGAGCAAAAGCGCCTGACCGAGGTGCAGGCTGCCCAGGCCAAGGCGCAGAACGTGGTGAAGGATGCTACCCAGCAGGCCCAGAGCGCGCTGCGGGCCATGCAGAATGAGCTGCGTGAGGCCTACGCCGCCAAGGATACGGCCCGAATAGAGAAGGCTGCCGTTTCGATTCGGACTTACAAAACCGAGACGCAAGGCCTCACGCTAGCCCTGCGGGGTACCAATAGCGAGTTTACCGCCGCTCGGGGCAGCTACGATGCCCTCGACGCGGAAAACAAGAAGCTCATCGCCTCGCTGCGGGCCCTGGGTGGGGGCATGAGCGGCAGCAGCGCGGAAGCCGCCAAGCTCGAAAAGCAGATTGCCGACAACACGCAGCAGCTCAAGGACTATGACGCCCGCATTCTCGTCTTCAACCGCAACGTAGGCAACTACGCCAGCGGCTTTGCGGGCCTGGTGCAGGAACTGGCCAAGGCCCGGGCCGCCCAGGCAGGCCTAGCCGCCGGCAGCGAGGAGTACAACCGGCAGCAAATCAAGGTCAACGGGTTTCAGACCGCGGCTCAGCGCGCGGCCGCCCAGATGGGCCTCTCCTACGAGCAAGCCGAGGCCAAGCTTGCCGGTGCCACGGCCGCCATTACGCCGCTCGTGACCAACCTGCGCCGGCTCGAAACCGAGCAGGAGCAAGTAGCAGTGTCGGCCGGCAAGGAAAGCGAGGCCTTCCGGGTGCTGGGGTTTCAGATTGAGAAAATCAAGAAGGAAATCAACGACGTGGCCGTGGCCACTACCAACGTCGACGATAAGCAGGATAAGCTCAGCCAGCAACTAGGCTTTACCCGGGAGGGCGTGGCGCAGTTTGCGACGGGCCTAGCTGCAAGCACTCTAGGTCTGCAAGCCGCTTATAATGCCGTCGATGCGGTTATTGAACGCAACGTCGAGTACTCGCGCAACCTAGCCGAGGTCCGAAAAACCACGGGCCTCACTGCCGACGAAGCCGAGCGGCTCGCCCAGTCGCTCGAGGCGCTCGACACCCCTACATCGCTGGCGGGACTGCTCAAAATCGCGGGTGTGGGAGGCACGCTTGGCGTAGCTAAAAACGACCTGCTCGAATTTACCTCAGCCATTGATACGGCTGTGCAGGCGCTGGGCAATGACTTTAAGGGCGGCGCCGAGGAAATTGCGACCGTGCTGGGCAAGCTCACCACGGTGTACCGCAAGGAACTCGGCGGCGACGTGGCTCAGAACATTTTGGCCATCGGCTCAGCGGTCAACCAGCTCGGTGCCGAGGGCGCAGCCACCGCGCCGTTTCTGACCGACGTGGCGCTGCGCACCGGGCAGGCCTCGGCGCAGTTCAAGCTGGGGCTATCCAATGCCCTGGCCTACGCGGCCGTGCTGGAGGAAACTGGCACCGGGGCTGAAGTAGCGGGCTCGTCGCTGAACCGGCTTTACTCGACGCTGGGCAACCGCACCAAGGAGGCGTTTGCCATCGCCCAGAAAGCTAATCCAGCGCTTACGCTCAAGGAGTTTACGCGCCTAGTCAATACCGATTTCAACCAGGCGATTCAGTTGTTTTTAAAGGGCCTCAACGCCGGCAACGCCAGCACCACGGAAGTGAATGCGCGCCTGGCTACACTCAAATTACAGAGTGGTGAAGCCAAGAACGCCATCCTGGCCCTCTCGCAAAATACTGACCTCTTTGCCCAGCGCCAGGCCTCGGCCAACGTGCAGCTGCGCGAGGCCTCTTCGCTGGCCACCGAGGCCGCTGTCAATACCGACACGCTCGGCGGCTCGGTCGATAAGGCGACCAACGACCTCAAGAACTTCACCACCAGTGGGGCGGCCGGGGGCTTCCTCAAGTTTCTCGTCGACACGACGCGGCTGCTCTACCAAAATACCATCGGCGACTCGCTGCGCGCCGTCGGCAGCGGCATCGAGTTTATTAAGGAAAAGGCGGGCCTGGGTACCAAGCCCCTCGAAGACTTTACGGTGGGCATCGTGGCGCACGCTCAAGGGCTGCGCAAGCAAGCCGATGCCCAGCAGCAGCTGCTCGATAGCTACCAGAAGCTGGCCGGTCAGCCTACTCGCACGGGTGTCGAGGAAAAGGCCCTCGCCGATTTGCGCGCCCGCCTCGGCTCGGCGGACGTGGCGCAGATTCAGTAGCAAATCAACGAGCGCCGCACCCAGTTCGAGCAGGCCAAGCAGGAGTTGCGCACCGGCATCGCGGACTTTACCACGCAGATTAACGAGGCCAGCAGCAAGGCAGCCCGGGCGCAGGACGCCCTCACCCTGCAGGCCACCAACCTGAGCGCTGGCCAGCTGGCCCAGGCCAAGCAAATCGCGCAGGCCCGCCTGGAGGCCAGCCGGCCACTCGGTGGCAAATCAGCCAACCCAGAGCTGGAGCCCGCTATCGCCGCCGCCACCCGTTTGGCCCAGGTCACGAAGGTGCTGGCCGAGACCGAGCGCAACCGGGCCAATAACATTGCGGCCCTGGCCAAGCTCGAAGGCGCCAACACCCAGGCGAAAAAGGACGGCGCCGATGCGGCAACTGAGCAGGAGAAAGCCGAGGCGCAGCTTGACCGCACGGCTCAGCAGCGGGCCAAAAATCTGGTCGACACCCTACGCGACGAGCTAGCAGCCAACCAGCAGCGTATTGACGAGACGCGCAAGTACCAGGCTGAGCAGGGCAAGCTGTTCAACGATAAGCAAATCACGGCCAAGGTGCTGGCCGAGGCCGTGGCCGGTAGCGAGGACTTGATTACCCGCTACGAGCGCGATGGGGCGGCCATCCGCATCCGTATCGCCCGGGCCGAGAGCGCCGAAAAACTCGTAGAGGCCGAAAACGACCAGGTGCGCCAGCGCAAGAAAAAGGACATCACCCAGGCCGAGCTCACCGATATCGACGGGCAGTACTCGCTGCGCCGGCAGGAGATTGTTCGCAAGGAAGGCGTGGCCATCGGCAAGATTTACGACGAGCTGGCCACCAAGCTCAGGGTAGCCCCGCTCGAATTCAAGGTACCTACGCTCGACGCCAACACCCTCAAGCCCGTTACCGAGGGTGTTGATAAGTACGCTGAGAACCAAGAAAAAGCCTTTCAGCGGGCGCTCACGGCGATTGCCGGCAACGCCCGCGCCGAAATGGCTGAGGCCACCCGCGCCCGGGCAGCAGGCGAAATCGGCGAATCAAAGTACCAAGACCGACTCTTTAGTATCCGCAAGGAGGCTAATGCAAGGGTGCTGGCCTTAACGAAGCAGTATCATAAAGAGGCTGGCGAAGCCGACGCCCAGGCGGCTGATGATGAGCTCGAAACCGCCCAGCGGCTAGCCGAGAAGCGCAAGGATATCGCCCAGAAAGCGGGTAATACCCTCATCACTATTGATGGCTACTACACACAGTTCAAGCAAAATGCGCTCGACACGCAAATTCAGAACGTGCAGGCGGCCTATGATAAAGAGGTCGAGGTAGCGGGCAATAACACCGCCCTTAAGGCACAGATTGACAAGAAGTATCAAAAGCAACTAGCTAAGCTCAACTACGAAAAGGCGAAAACGGAGCGCGACCAAGCCGCATTTACTATTCTCATCAATACCGCCGTGGCCGTGGCCAAGGCGGTGGCCGAGTCGCCGGCGACGTTTGGCCTCCCGTTCTCACTATTTGCGCTAGCTAACGGCGCAATTCAGGAGGCGCTGGTATATTCTAAGTCCCTACCTGCCTACTTCAAAGGTCGTACTTCGGGCCCCGCCGAAGTAGCGCACTTGGCCGAGCACGGGCCCGAGCTGGCTGGCCAGCCCAGCACCGGCTACCGGCTTTACGACAAGCCCACCATCGGCCGCCTGGCCGCCGGCGACGAAGTGCTTACGGCCAACGAAACCCGGCGTATTCTCGCGCAGAATGACCTAATGGATGGTCGCATCGTGCAGCGCGCCCACCAGGCCGATTTGGAAATTCAGACGACCAAACTACGCGTGCTCAGCACTGGCAACCCCTACGCAGCCGAGGCGGCGCAGGCTCGGGCGGCGCAGGCCCGCGATATCGACCGCATTGTGCGGGCCATCAAGGAACAGGAGTATTACCGCCTTAACGAGCAGGACGATGTAGTGCGCCGGGTTGAGGCAGAGGGAAAGCGGCGGGATAAATTAGAGAAGCGTTACAAGCGACGCGACTGAAAAAGAGCCCCGGCCGTGTGGTCGGGGCTCTTTCTTTGCGCCCATGACTCACTACAACTTCCGCCTACTCAGCCCCGTCGCGCAGCTCTACTGGGTGCTCAAGCACGGCACGTTCCTAGCCCAGCGCTGGGAGGCCGACGATGATGGCGTCAACCTCTACCACTGCGCCGATGAGGGCCGCGGCTTCTTCGTCGAGGTCGGCGTGGACTATGGCCAGGAGCAGCCGGTGGTGCTGCGGAGCTTCATGAGTAGCGTGCCGCTGGAGGATTATAGATACTGGCTGAAGCTGCCAGAGGGGTGGGCGTGAATAGCTGCACCTAGAGAAGAAAAATCTAACTTTGGAATATCACTCCTATGTATTTCCTTTGGCTTACATACTAAGTATGTTCGACTTAACTCTTATTCCTAATAGGCCTTGTCACCTGCAAATAATAACTATTCTGAAGTACTACTTCTTATTGATGGTGAATACCAAAGGTTAGCTAAAGCAAGTACTGATAAGGAAAAATGCGCTAGCTTAAGTGCAATTATTCAACTAAAACAGTTAATTGCTTTGACTTCTAAGCCCGAAATATACATGGATATAAAACTATTTATAAAACATTACATATTATCGATTGACGAAGCCTTGTTTGGCTATGACACTGTTATCTTTTCCAACATTGAAAAAAGCATAGTAGTCAGTGAGGTAAAAGCAAAATTAAGCTTATACGTATATGCGTTAAAAATATTAAAAGCTAACAACTGCGACAGCCAAGCAGCTGAATGCCAATCCGCTATTAATCATATCAAGCAAAAAGTACTAAAGCAAGAAAATGGGATAATAAATATAATCCACAGGTTTTACTTATTAACAACACAAACGGCCACCTCTATTGCGATTTCACTAACCTTATCAGTAGCAATATCGACAATAATATTATTGCCATCATACACAGAATTTTTATCTTTGGTGAAATTCGACACTAAGATTTATTCAAAAATATACTTAATTAACCGGCTACTTAATACCTTGGCTGTAATGACTGGTATTGACGACGATGTTAAAATCAAGCCACTTAACGGTGCTGGAGTAATTTTGATGATATTAGGAAAAGGTTTGTTTTTGTTGGTAATTGGAAATATACTATTTAAACAGTTCAAATCAAAATTAAACCTAGAATAGGATGAGTGTCAAACCCATTGAGGACGTCAATAAGTTTTTAAGCTCTTTACTTTACCGATTTGTTTTATTACTCGTCGGTACTTCGATAGCATTTGTTGAGGTCAATACCTTTCACTGGTCAATATACTTATTATGCACGTCAACATACATTTTTTCAACTACTTTTTTCAGATTCTCTAAGCACAATAATTCATTATTAAGGCTTATCGCAGATTATACATTTATTACTGTTATACTTTACGGAAAAGGCTTAGACACTTTTATTAACTCATGCTTTATAATTATACCTATTGTTAACAGCGTGAACCATACAAGTCACTTAAAAAATGGGGCAGGAATATTCAGGCTTTATATAGCCTGCTTGATTTCAATGTTTATAATATCTAATTTAAACGTAAAATACTCTTGGGTAGTGTCCATAATTGCCTTTGGAGCAATAAGTGCAATCACAAAAATGAGGGAGTTTATAACTAGAATTGATAATTCCGCTCTGACTTCAATAAGTGATTATCACGGAGAGAATCTTCGGCTAGGAAATTCATACCTATTGTTGAAGAAATTTGTTAAGGATTGGCAAAGTAATCGCCTATTAACTATGGTACTTGGTAATCCAATTAACATTGTTGTCTTTAAAAAATCAGGAAATAGAATTCGACTTATATCAGGAGCAACTTTTGTTAAAAATTATGTTTTTTTAGATGAAATTGAGGTAGCAACACTCTTAGAGAAAGATTCTGTTCTTTACAATGTAGAAGTACTAATTGACAATGATAGAGTACAGCCTAATATATGCATTCAGCTGCATGGGCAAATTGATTTTTATATTTTTTATATAGAATTAAGCAAGTCAGTTGAAAAGAATAGTCTTTTTGATTCTTATGTAGTATCTATTTTCGCTCGCAGTCTTTCGTTCGTTGTCAAGGTACTAGACAATGAAGGGCAGATGATAAAAGACCGAAATAATTTAATGAAACAGCTTCAAGGCAGAGTTAGTCTTGTAGACAAAACTATTAATGTAGTCCACTTTATTAACAATAGACTTACCCCAATTGTTAATTTTTTTGAGATGTATGCTTTTTATAAATCGCAGGAAACCGACTCCGTTAATCATGCATACCTACCAGAACTAGCTGCATTAATTGCTACCGAGCAACGCAAGGCAAAAGATAGTTTAACCCAAATTGATACTCGCTCTAAAAGCCTTCTTAAGAGAGCTAGTGAGGCTCGCTTAGCAGACGGTGAGACTGTAATCAAGTACAAGCAAATTGTGCGACTCATAAGAGAATCTTGGTTGGAACATGCTTATGCTCACGACGAAATTAAAGTAGGATGGAGTGAGGAGATTTTAGAGAAGTCTTTCACTGTAGACACGAACGAACTATGGCTGATGATTGAAGAAGTCGCAACCAATGTCAGCAAGTACAGACGTGGAAAAAGTAGGGTTAACTTCTCTAGTGAAAATGAATGGCCCGTTATAATTTTTATAAATGAATTAGACAACAATGGCAATGTCGTACACAATAAAAAGGTAAAATCTATAGTTGAGCAGTTCAACAATAATGATTTAAACGAAATTATGAGGCGCAATAGCCGCGGACTATATGTAATAAAATCTTTTTGTAACAAGTATAATATTGCCACAAGAATTGAAATTAGTACTAACAGTTTCACTTTAGCTTTAGCCTTCCCAATATCATGAATGTTGTAATTTTTGAAAATGAGTTCGAGAATGTTCGAACCGCATTTGCTGCCGCAAATTTAATTTACTTCAATAAGTCTCTTAATATATTAAACTATACATCTGCGCAAAGTTGCCCTAGCCTGAGTCAAATAGATTCCAAATCTTGTATTTTCGTGGATATTGATTTATCTTCAAAAAGCGTAATGGATGGCTTCGAGGTCTTAGACGAATTAATTAAAATTGGATTTCAAAAGAGCCAATTAATTATCTTAACCGGACATATAAATATCGAGGAAAAGGCAAAGACAAGAGGATTAGGCAATATAAACGTTGTAAGTAAACCAGTTGATTTTAGGGTTTTACATCAGGCGCTAGTAAAATGTCAAGCTTTGATAGAGAGCAATCCTAAACCACTACAGGTTTAGGATTGCATTGTAATTACTCAGTTTCGTGCTCACCCGCCACCGCTACCTCACCCGCTGGCGCCGTCGCCTCGCCTTTGCCCTGGCCATCCTGCTGCTGCTGGCTGCCGTGTGGCGCGCCTGGCGGGCCCAGCACCCGGCACCGGTGCCTGCACCAAGTGGACGGTTCGCATAACAAGAGAGCCCCGGCCAGTAGGCGCGGGGCTCTTTGTTTGTCAAAAATTCATATCTATGCGGTTGGCGGCCTTGGTATGTGAGTAAGCCCTAAAAGATGGTCGCCTGCCATATTGATAAGATGACGAGCGCCAAGAATACCTATGTTGGGAAACTTTTCTCTAACTACGGAAAGTATCTTTTCCCTCTCTTGCCACTGCTTTACTTTTTCGCTTGGCCATTGGCTCATTATATTCTTAGCAAACCAGTAAATATTGAATTCCTCCCATATTTTTACATGGTCATCTGAACGATAACCATCATCACTAATAGCATAAGTAAACAATCTTGTGCCACTATTAATATTAAAGTGCTGAAGAGAACTTGTATCGTGTTGACTACTAGGAAGAGACAATCCTACAGTTTGTGTTAAGGCATTCTGATTAGCTTCGATAAGCTTATCGTACAAGCTGTTGGTTTTAGAGAAAAACACACTTAATTGGGAGTCTAGAGACGCTAATTGGTTCTTCGTACTAATATTTTCCTCAACAACACCCCTTAGTAATTCCTTAAGTTCTGCTGACGCACCATTGGCATCTAATTCTTTTAGCTGGTTTAGCTGGCTCTTTTTCAATTCTTCATTCTCAGCCTGCTGATGCTCTAGCTTTTTTTGTACAGATGCAATTTCTAAATCCCCAATTTCTTTGATAAGCGTTCCTCGCTTATCTACATCTGCCAGCACTTTTGACATTAAATCTTGCATTTGGGTAGTCAATGCCTTTTGCTGGTCTGTAAGCGAAACCTGTCCTTGTGCTTGGTCTTTCAGGGCATCAATAGAATCCTTTTGGTCCTTAACACTATCACGCAATCCCTTAATTTGGCCTTGCTGTATTTTAATAATTACTATAGTGCCCGCAACTTGCAGCAGACCTGTTATTGCAGCAATCGTAGCAGTATCCATGTGACTTATGAATCAGAATTTATTATTTCGCCTACCACTTCTCAAACAGCTCTCTGGTAGCCATCAGCGGCCCTGCACCCAGACTCACGTGCTAGTGGTGGTCGAGCGCAATGGCCACCGTATCGCCGCGGTGCTCCACCTGTAGCTTGTAGGTCTGGCCGATGCGAAAGCCAGCGTACCATCCCCTACTGAGGTAGCAGACTCGCCGACGAATATGCTGGTCCCAGTAGTCATTTTATTTTGCCAATGAGTGCATTTTTGGGTGCAACTAATAAAAAACGGCCTCCACACTACTGTAGAGGCCGTTTTCGTGGGCCCACTTGGAATCGAACCAAGGACCTACTGATTATGAGTCAGTTGCTCTAACCGATTGAGCTATAGGCCCTAGCAAGCAACTATAAAAGCTGCCAGCGGCACGAAGATACGACGGGCG